TTCAGACAAAATAACATAAGGATCAGTCTCGGTGCCAGAGCCACCGCCTGAAATAGATAAAGAAAATTTTTCATCAATGCTTTTCCATATTTCTTCATTAGCATTTTTTCTTGTTTGAATTTCAATCTCTAATTCTGACAGTATTTCTTCGTCATGTGAAATAAGATTGTCAACAGTATTTTTTATTATAATATCAATTGCTTCTTTTGATTTTTGATGGTACTGTTGTAGCCCTTCAAAAGTTAAGACTTCAATATTTTCATTTTCCATATTTTCTCCTTGTATTATAGTTATTTTGTTGTAAATAGACTGTTAATTTCATCCGCCGTAATAGGCTCAATAGAAGAAATCTTATCAATCAAAGCAGACAACGCAGAATTAAGTTTTGTTTTGCTAATTGCTCCATCTGCTATTTTTACCCCAGTAACCGCACCTTTATCAATTTTATCTTCTGTGACGGCAATGAAAGCGATCTTTTCTGTCGTTACGCAATTATCAAAAAGCTTATCGGTTGAAACTGCACCATTGTGTATATTATTCGTTAATACAGCGTTTTCCGCCAATTTAAAGGCGTCTACTGCTCTATCTGCAAGTTCATTGTTACCGATACTGCCAGCTATTATAGTTGCGCTAATTTCTCTTGTAGAAGCATCGATAGCAAGCTGAACCTGCGTTGCGTCTGCTTCGGGAACATAAATATCTACAAGTGCACCTACATTAATATAAATTTTATCATTTGTAACATTGGCAAGAGTAAGTTCAATATATGTACCCTCAGTATGTCCCTCTGGATTTGTTACAACTTTACCCGAAGAAACAAACATATCTTTAGGAATATCGATTGTAGCTATTGACATACCATTCTGTTTAATTGAATAAGATTTAGCATAACCCTCTGTAGTGGTCGATGTATCAATTGTTATCTTACTTGCATCAATAGTTTCAGCCTTAACCTTAGCGTCAGCAGATTTTACATTATTTACTACAATACCAAGACCTGCAAAGTCTAAAAATCTATTTGTTACGTTTTCTGCCATGCTTATCCTTCCTTTCTATTGTTGTTTTTCTGTTATTTGGTTGTATATTTCCGTCAGTTCCTTTTGAGTAGCCATGACTTGTAGGATTCTACTATCTATAGCAGTTAAATTTTCATCTGCAATATACTGTGACCAATTAGCTATTGGAATGACATTTAACTTATAGGGTTGAGTTTTACGGACGTGTTCTACTGGTTTGCCTGTATCAGCATCCATTTCAAGTTTGATAAAACTTAATTGTAATTCAACGTCACCTGATTCAGCCGTTATTTGGGTATCGACAGGTAAGACATATTGTAAATGTTTCTTATACAAGTCATCAGACAGCTTTAACACCTCTATTTCGTATTTATGACTGATGGGGGAAATATACTCCATAACAACAGTGTCATAGGTACTCATATCCTCACCATGATAATCAAGAGGAACAAGGAAACGCAGCTTGTCAACCATTGTACTTCGTTGCATTATAGCGGTTTTATCAGTTGCTAATAATTCATTATCCTTAGTTACAAGTATTGTATACATAGCACTTCCTCCATGTATTAATCATAAAGTCCCATTCTGTCATTGACAACAAACGTCTTTATCATATCCATAGTTAGCCCAAGTTTGCCATCGTTACCCACAAGAGCACCTCTGTTCATAAGTTTTTGAATAGTTGGCTTTGCCCAATCGGGCATATTAGAGTCCATATAGTCATAAATCATTGGCTTATCCTGTTTTGTCTGTTTTAATTCTTCATACTGTGTCATAGTTAGTTCCTCGCTTTCTCTTATATTTATCCCTGTGATTGCTTGACATATTGCTTGTGCGATGCCATCTGCGCCAATTCTTTTATAGAGTTGTGCATCGTCAGTGTCTACAAAACATATTTCAATGAGCATAGATTTTACATTACTCTTACGAATAACCGCCAAATGGCTTCCATCTTTAATACCACGATTTTTAAAGCCAAGGGAATTCAAAGAATTACACACATTAATAGCTTCAGCATATTTCTGTCCGCTATATGTAAAGACCTCTGTACCATTGCCACCGCCTGAATTAAAGTGTATCGACACAAATAAGTCAAGCGGCTGGTTATTGACCATAGAAACTATGGTGTTAAGATTATCTGAGGTACTTATAGCATAGTCGTCTGTGCAGTCATACACAATGTTTCCTGCCTGTTTAAGTAGATTTATAAGTTTTTTTCCTACATTACGGGTTTCAACACTCTCACTTATGTAGCCAATAGCACCACTCCCGGGCTGTCCGTCTATGGTATGCCCACAATTAATTCCGATTTTCACTAAAATCAGCTCCTTTCTAAAAAATTAATAAAAAATCACTTCTAAAAATTACATGGATAAGCCATTTTTGAAGCATTATTTTCTTTTAAAACTATGATTTTATTCATTTGTATTAATCTCTGTTGTTTCCGTTAATTGGCACATAGCTATTATTAGAGATTTGCTGGCTGGTTATTGAACTTTCAATTTTAGATACATTTTCATTTTTGGCTTTCCAAGAGTAGAATCCGATAGCTACACTTATAGGGGCACTTACGAATGTGCAGAACGATGTTATAACAGTGCCAATATACATATTGTTTTCACCTAACATCCTCCATATGACGATCATTATAAAAATGAGAGCAATAAAATAGGTGAGCATTACGCCCACCATGATTAATTTGCTGAATTCAATGTTATGTTTGTTGTTGAGTATCATTATCCCTCCTGTATCGCTTTCATTTCCTTTTCTGTTATATATCCTGCTCTGACAAATACGTCAAGGTGCTCGTCTTTATATATGCCGAGCTGATAATATTTTTTTATCAAAACCTTATTCATTATTAACACCCGCTTTCAGTTCCGCTATCTCGAGCATGAGCATAGCGTTTATCTCGTCCTGTGACATAGCGCTCGCGGTATAGGCCTCCTGTCCCATTGCGACAGCTTTGTCAACTTCTCCGTTCCTGATCTGCTCCTGTGTGAATACCATACCGTTGAGCCACTCATACCCTGTGTTGTCAATCTCCGTGACTGCCGCGCCAGGATATCTCGCCAAAAGTCCGTCCTTCTCCGCTTCCGTTGCTGCTGTGAATATGTCTGTACGCTGCTCCCCGTCATAATCACGCTGCACTGTCAGCTCGTATTTTACAAGCTGTAATTCGTCTCCGTAAAATCTGTATTTCATATCATCACCGCCTTATTGATACCTGTTGTTTGTAAAGGTATTTGTACTACCTCCGTTATTTATGTAATTCTTTCCCAGTATATAATTATCAGATATATCATTATACGTCGAACCCCCTGCAATATAAATCGTATATTGTGATGACGCATAAGAAGAAGCTTCTCCGCTGCCGCGCATTACATAGCAGCCTGAAATCTGATTATAATCCTTGCCATCAATATAAATTCCGGAATCATTATTCATACATATATTATCATGAAAAATATTATTGCTGCCTTCTATGTTGATTCCTCTTTCATTATTTGCAAGATGGCAATTACTTACAATTACTTCTTTAGTACCAACATGCAGTCCGTATTTATTATCATGAGCATATATATTATGCAATACCGTACATAGTGCAGAAAAAATATTCGTTGTGTTGACTCCATACATAAATCCGCTCACCTCAATATCACAAACAATATTATGACTGCCTGATGCATATATTCCGCCTGACCAATTGGCTTTATCATTTCCTTTTATACTAATACTGCATATTTTTCCGTGCGCGGCATTTATATCTATCGCTCCTCCTTGAGATGAACGCATAATTGTTGTTGCTCCAATCCCCATACCCTCAATTGTAACATTAGGTTTATTTATGACAATTCTGTCACTGATATTATACGTACCCTCCCGCAGTATAATTTTACCTCCGTCTGACGGCAGAGCCGCAATGGCTGCGTTAATCTGCTCCTGATCATCTGTGCCGTCACACAAGTAGTCTACATCTGCCGCGGAATGTCCTGACTCTGACGTGCCTACTACCAATGTTGCAAAGCGTTTTTTGGTGTCTAATGCTTCGGTAACTTCATATAAGCTAAAAAAACCATGTGACGCAAAAACCATGTTACGTGGGTCAACTTGCAATGTTTTAATATATATATCAGCATCTGTATCATATTCGTTGGGGTAATCTTCATTCTGATTCCACACCGGAGACCTATCCAATTTCGCCTTATCCGCACTGGTGTAATCATTTGTAGATAAGCCTTTACCTGATACCTTGTCAACCTTGCTGTCCAGCCGTGCCGTGTTGTTGTTCACTGCGTCAAGGAAGTTACTTCCCATTTCGATCTGCCACCGACTGCGGATATCGTTAAATGTCATAGTTGTTTTTGTATGTCCTGCTGCGCTATTTATAAATAAATAAGAATAATCAACAGTATATCTTCCATCGCTGTTTTTAGTGAATTGAGGGTGCTCTATAGATGCTATATCAAATTTAAAAACACCGTTATCATAACTGCTATCATCCGTCTTCTCTACCCATACCTTTTTTTTGTCTATGTCGAAACAAATTGCTATCGGCTGGTAATCAGGTGTTTCATATATTTTAAATTTACTATTGATATTCCAGCTTTTCAGATCAAGGGTATTAGCGGTGTTAAACACACTATGATCATCTATATCAAAAAGAATATCACCCAACACCTCTAATATATCTGTTTCCAAATAATTAGTTGTCACTCTGGTAATATGTTGTGATAATTCTTCGGGCATTATCACAATTTCAAGACTTGCCGTCTGCTCCACCGCGTCACCATACAAATCTTTTTGGGCAGCTGATGTGTCTTCTAATGTGTCCACCTTGTCAGACAACTCATTAAGCATTGCGTCCGTTTCCTGTAGTTTGGCTATTTCTTCATTGAGTTTCTGCTGAGTGGGAGTTATTTTATCCATCTCAGTTATTATATCCTCTGACAGCTTCTCTCGCGTCACATTGCCGTCCTTAATATGTGCAGTCTGTACCGCTGTGGGATATATTTTAGCTGACGATACGGAATATTGCGCCAACTGTGTCTGTCCGACTGCATAATCCGCTATCTGTCCCTGTCCGACAGCTTTGTCCGCAATTTTATTGCCTGTTATTGTTCCATTTGCAATTTTATTACCCGTTATTGCTCCATTCGCAATTTTGTCTTTTGTTACACTGCCATTGGGGTGATCAATAACAGGCTTCCTAACGTGTTCGTTGAGTTGCTGTATATCAAGCTTATCTTTAACAGACTGCAATATTTTTTCAACTTCGTCTCCGCTTTCTTGTAGGTTATAGCCTTTAATGCTTGTGTTTGTTTTTGCCATTATATCACCGCCTTCTTAAAATAAATAATATCGAAGTTCATAGCCTGAAAAAGAACTTCGGGCGCCGTGGATGTTTATGTTTATTTTTATATCGTTATCCACTCTCTTTACTTCAAAATTTGTAAGCTTTATATAATAATTACCACTCGTAGAAACAAAAAAAGGTTCAGTACGGTAGCTACTGTCTGCTGTGGATAGAGTTGGACTCAAAAAGGCTACTTTGCCCATATTTTCCACCCATAATGACGGTGTTCCAAAAGCATTTATATCGTTATCATTTGTATCTCTGCAAAAGAAGGCAAAATAACCTCGTGTATACTTCCTTTTTAAGTTAGTGATTGTATATTCTTTGGATATATCCCAACTAGTGTCCGTGCTGCTTGAATGCTCAGGTATCGCAAACGAACCACTAACCCCCTCTGTATCTTTGTCTATTTCTTTAAATCTGTTTAAAATCGCCTTGATAATCTTATTAAGCCCGCTGAACACATTCTTTATTGTATACTCATAGCCAACCCGAAGAGGGGACTGTGTATCTATATCATCAACGCTTATTGATGATATTAAATTTGTGGCGTTGTCAGCGCTGTGCTCGTAATTTTTTGTATTTAAACTGCTTAATGCCATGTACATTTTCCTTTCTTATGAACACTTTAATCCAATATAGCAATTGTTGTAACTGCCGCCGCTTTCATATATACGCACTGTATCGTCTACGGCAAGTGTTTCTCCGCTTTTGTTTGGAACTGATTTGATTGTTTCGCCGGTGCCTAAATCCTTGACATCTGCTGACACAACGATGGGAATATTATTGTTTGTTACAGTAGAAACCTTTGTTACGATACAATGGCGAAATGTTTCTACATCAATATTGCTGTTTTTCTGTGCCTTTAATATTTCCTCCCTTACTATTTTGCGTATTAAAGAGACCAATCCATCTGCCGTCTCATTGTTTATATACATTAAAATATCACCTCATTTATATTGCTTAGTGTCATTGACATTGTCCCGATTGAATTAAAGGACAAGGAGTCAATAGAATATATAGTGTTTTTGATATTATCTGAAATAAAATCGCATAGAACGGATTGATTAACATCAAAAATAGGCAAAAAGGGGCACGATATGTTTAAAGTAGATGTACCTCGTGTATGAGCAAGTAGCTCATATTGTGCTCGATCACGGCATAATTCATCTGAATATAGTGCTTGATCAGATATAACATTAAATAATTCACCTCTATACTGAATACAGGTAGGGGATAGGGGGTTGGTGTTTTTTGCAGTACCAGTGAATTGATATCCATTTACTATATTGCCTTTTACTAAAACAGAATTTCGTATGTTACTTGATGATTCAGATAAAGAGTAATCTATTCTGTCCCTCATATCGTCTGTGAAATGCCATACCAAAGGCAGGTTTCCATTGAGAAATTCATCAACATTTGATTCTACGCACATATTACCGTATTCGTTGTAATAAACATCACTGGAAATTGTGGCCGCCATGTCAACTAAAATAGTGCTTAGTGTGTTTCCTGCTTCTTGTTTAATTGTGTAATATGTATTTTGATTTCTATATTTGCCATTAAAACGTATAGGTTTCATATCAAACGGAATACCGTTACCTCGGTCTGTGGTTATAATGGTTACAAATGCCTGATACATCGGAACGCCAACGGGAATAATATCTTTTAAGCCTGTCTTGCCTGACAATGTACCATCAAATAATCCAAATTTATCGCATAATGAAAAAGAAATAGTCTGATTAGAACTATTTCTTGTCATATTTGGGTCTTTTAATAAAAATATCCCCATTTGTTTCCAGTATGTGGTGTTGTTAAAAATAAAACCTAAATCTAACCTTAATTTACTTCCGATTTCAACTAAACCGGTATTAAACTGAGGGTACCATTTATTGTTTTTATTTGCCATTGTAATATTTAGGCTGCGTCGCTGTCCAGCCTGATATGTAATGGATAAGTCATAACTTGTAACATCCTGAGTAATATCTTTCTTTATCGTTTCATTTTCGTTCAATAAAAACACTCTAAAAACAGGTTTGATTATATGTCCATCAAATATTTTTTGGAGTTTGTTCAAATCAAAATGCGCGTCATCAAAGTTCATCTCGGCAATAGTCTCCTCATAGATTGGAGATAAATCATTAACACTCATATTAATACATCTCCTTCTACAATAAGATATTGATCTTCATTATCTTGTAAAGCTAATTCATTATTTTCTTTAAGCAATAACTTCTTATCAAAAGGATTGAATAATAAACTACGGTTGAGTATTGTTATGTTATTGACGTCCTCTAACTGTTTAATGGAGAAATTGGCGGATATTGTCTGCGCTCCATATTCGTCGTAGTCTACGCCATTACTTTCCATTGTGCCGACAGTCATAATTCCTCTTAGATCAATCACAAGTTTCATTTCGCCGTTATCAACAAAACGCTCCCATTCTATAATGTCATCATAGGTATCAATATATGAATTGGAAGTACAATCATATCTGCCAAGTAATCCGTTTATATTAAATGTGCGGTAGAACCCTTTGTTTTTTATTTCAACAGGAAACCGTTGTGGAGTATCGTTGTATGTTTTTGCCATATTATTTGCGAAACCTGTATTGCTGATATTCAGTGAAAAGTCCCATATGTTATTCATATCAACATAATAAGTATCAAGTTCGGTATTATCCTGAATAAGACCAATAACCCTGACGATGCCATTATGAAGTGTGATAGGATCACTTTTAATAATAGAACCTGATGTTTCGGCTCCGTCTTTATCTTTACAGACAGGCACTATATAATAAGTGTATTCGCATTCTGAACCAATGGTAAAATCTTCAATTATAGTCTCATAAACAGAATTAGTTTCAAATACTTTATGGAGTTCAGGTTGGTTTCCAAATGTCTTATAAATGCGGTAATGGTCAACATTGTTATATTGGTCTACGGCAAAGCCGCCGTCAAAGTTACCTCCTACAAGTTTTCCTCCTGCAAAATTTGCTTGAAAAACAGTATTGTCATTCCAAATTAAATCACGTAATGGATTTTCTCTTAATTTTGAGAGGTTTTGAGAACTGCTGTCAGAGTTGTATTCGTCAATAAGAATATTGGTATATGCGCATCCTCCAAATAAAGTCAAAATTGTTTCTCCGCCCTTTCTCGGCATATTCGCATAGTAAGAAAAAGTTCCTGAAGAAACATTTCCAAAAGCCCATAGATGGTTCTCGGGAGCATTTATGCAACATATTTCCCATGAATTTGGGTAAATCATAGTATGCCACCAGAAATCATGAGCAGCGCTTTCTGTATGCATATAAATATTGCTGCCATCAGTGTCGTTGCTGTCAGCTCCCATAGGCATATTTTCATATGCTAAATAAGCAGTGGAATAATCCTTATCTGTATTTGTCATTGCGTTATGAGTATATTCGGATCCTGTCTCTTTATAAGGAGTATAGAAACCTTGACAGACACGTTCCCTTTGAGTCGTTGTAATTGTACTCATAACAGGGTTGCCGTTTTCATCATAACTGATTGTTGGACGAGTATAGGAAATAAGATCATATGCTTCAAAACAAAACATGTCCTTCTCCCATCTTACTTTATACTCGGCATCGCCTGCTTTAACTGAGAATATTGTCTGTGTATCGCCGCTGTTGCACCTGAATACCATGCTTATAAGCGGTCTTTGACATTCCATTCGAGTGTTAGTTCCATCGATTTTGGAAAAAGATACGCTATTGTCGTCAGCAATGTAGCAGGCATTAATGTTCACGCTTGAAGTTTCATCAAAAAGAGCAATTTGCTCCTCTTTAACATTTGTATATTTTGATAAATCTCCATTCCAATCTGCTTTAATAGGGCTAATTGTATAACTTCCATCATAAGGATTGCTTTCAACGCCTGTCATAGACATAAAATTGCTGAAGTCTAAAATAATACTGTTGTGTTCTGGATACGGTTTCACTGATAGGATTTTAGGCTTAATAATACTGCCGTATGAAGGGAGAATATAGGTGCCCTTTGATGTAGTGCTGCCGTATGTGTCAGTAATAGTAACAATCAATTTGTATAAATAGCCGTCAAGTAAATCACGACAATTATAGTCTATTTCAGAACCAGTTACGTATCCGTTGTCTGCAATCTGCATATCTTCGCTGCTAGATATTACTCTATACAAGCATACACGATAAAAATTTATAGATGATGCAGAATCTTTAGGGAACGAGCCTTTAATTTGAACATTAGAAAACGCAGGCTTATATGTGTTTTCATCATCTTGAGTGTCTAACGATGCGATATCAACAAATGTGTCAATTACTTTATTGTTTCTGTCCTTGAATTCTACATTGCTCAATTGACGACATTCAAAAAAATATTCATTGCTGTCAAGATAGTTTGTAAGAATAGTATATTGGTCACCTACGCTGATTGTAGTACTTTCTTCTAAGTCTATTTCAATATAGGCATATAAAGGTTCCTCGTACTGTTTCTGTAGATTAATATTCTGCAAACTTCCTGATGAATTATAATACGCCTTAGTTTTTGCATAGTAATATTCTTTGATTTCGTATTCCTTGCCGCTAATTTGTATTTTGTATTTTACTTTATCATCATAATATTCAGTGAATTGCTTGGACACTCCTGTATTGTAGGTGCTGTTATTGTTGCTGTCACTACTTGACGGTTTCCAAAACATATTTGTATGGGGACGTGCCTTTAAAATATATCTGTTTTGTTTGACTCCCGCGTTAGTATATGTAGGGATTACCTGCTGAACAAAGCCGTATCCGATATTCATAGTCGGAATGTTTTGATATAAGCGTATCTGCCAGCGGTAGTCATTGAATGGTTTAATGATGTCTGTTATGGAAGTAACATCTGTAAGCCCGTTAGTGCGTGTAAAATCGCTTGTCTGTATTTTGTAGCTAGTGTTGTAATTGAGCGTTGCATCTAAAATCTGCCCTGCTCTGGGAATACTTATACCTGCCTGAGAAAGACATGAATTTGCATACACTGACGATATTGGAAGATATATGTCGCAGGTGTTGTCTTTAATTGAAAGTCGTAGTCCCGTAACATCGCTTGTACTGGTACATGAGGCAGTAAATCGTAAGTTATCATCTACTTCAATAACCGAATTATAAGGGGAAGGATTGCTTGGTTTATATAACATATTATTTATCACCAACTTTCTTAGTAAATTTAATTATTATAAACAAAAAAGAACCATCTTCATGACGGTTCTTAAATAAATTGACGTGTTAAAATGCATTGGATTTTTATTAATTTGTTTTTCTATAAAAAGATATAGTTTAATGATCATTATTATGCTCAAATAATGTATTAATATTAATAGTAGGAAGTATAATTGGTGACATTGCAGGTTGAGAAGTTAATAAAGTTATTTGACTTCTCAGATATGGGAATAGGATGGCTACTGCGTTTTTCTCTAAAAGTGAACTTTTGGAAAGTTCAGTATCATCAATATTAAATATCCCAACCATAGACAAATTTAATGTATAGATATCTTTCACAGTAATAGATATGCTTAGAGTAACGGCATAATCATATCCAACAGCGTCTATTGATTTTGACAAGGATATAGACGGAGTTGTTTCTTTTAATGACAATGATTTACGCTTAAAATCAAAATTGTCCACATATATGTTTTTTAGTTTTAGAACGCTAATATTATCTTCTTTAATTTCCATATATATCACTTCCTAAAGTTTAATTACAGAACTAAGCCGCCAAGTTTCTTAAAGAATCTAATGGATAATCATTGTCATTCATATCTAAATTTAGATTAACTGGTGTAAAAAATCATTCACAATCAAAGAATGCTCGACTGGGGTTAGTTCAATTAGTTCACCATTTGAGTTTTTATAGAATACGCCTCCTTTAGATTCTGCTTCAATAATTGTTGCTCCATAAGATTTTGCTACCGTTTTCATTAATTCTACAAAATCCTTGTTCATATAAATAACACATCCTCTCTGTTGTTAGAATAAATAACCTCTTTCTTTTTAATACAACATATATCTTTTACACATATGTATTTTTCAATATAAGGTAGTCCAGAAAATTTAATATTTTCTATTGATTCGCCATATGATGGCACATCTATAGAAAATGTTTTGGTTATTACTTTATATTTATATTTTTCTGCATATAAGTCAATCATATAAGTCAATCATATAACATTTATAATATAGATGTTTATTTGCTGTAAAATCTTTTTCATCTTCAAAAACTAATTGAATATTATTAGCTTTTAATTGATTATATGTCATATTCCAAAATATTCTGAATTTGGTATTATTTAATGAGTTATCCAAATCAAGAAAATTATTGGCGCATGTTATTATACAACATTTTAAAATAGACTTACTTTTTGTAACTCCATAACTAATATTATTATTCGACATATTTAGTTTTGCAGTATTTAATTCAGAAAAGAAATAGGCACCTTGACCTAAATAATGTTTTAAGTTCTCTTCATAAGTAAAATCGTTATTTAAAATGTTTTCACAATTTTTAGTATCAGTTACATGATATCCATATAAAGTTATTGTTCCCATTGTGATACCTGCTTAATCATATGTTATTATATGACATTTTATCACAAAAGAACAGATAAGTCAAATCTTTATATTACAATTTCATTACAAATCCATCCAGCCTATTGACTTTTTGCGTGCTGTAAAATATAATAAATGCGTGCTAAAAAGTCTGGAGGTGATATTGTGAGTCCACGCACAGGGCGACCAAAGATAGACAATCCTAAAGAACAACGCTTTACAATACGATTAGACAATATAACAGGTCAAAGGCTTGACGACTATTGTAAATCGGTAGGTAAGAAAAGAGCCGAGGTTATTAGGGAAGCTATTATGGAATTATTGAACAAACGAAAATAACGATACTCGCACCGTAGGAAGTGAAACAAGCATCGTTATTTACACCAAGACAAGAGACTTGTCTATCAAATTTATTGTACCACAGATAGCAGTCTTTTGTCAAGATTTAATGACAAAGGAGATGTGTATAATGAAAGATTTAAACAAAGCAACATTAATGGTAAATAACCAACTATTACAAATCAAGGAGTATGACGGTCAGCGTGTAGTTACACTCAAAGATATTGATACCGTACATAACAGACCAAACGGCACGGCAAGAAAACGCTTCAATGACAACAGAACACACTTTATACAGGGTGAAGACTATTACAAAGTTTGTGCGTCCGAAATTCGGACAAACAAAATTATGAGTATTTCACCAAAGACACATCAAGATGTTGTCCTCATAACAGAAACAGGCTATTTAATGCTGGTAAAGTCATTCACAGACGATTTGGCTTGGACTGTACAAAGGGAACTTGTCAACTCATATTTCAGACAAAAGCCAACCGTACAAAACGAACCAACTTACTTTGATAAGTTCTGGAACGGTGAAAAGGTCATTACCATAAAAGACTTTGAATACTTCACAGGTATAAGCCAAGCGACAGTTAATTACTATGTAAACAATTCATTAAAAAAGAATGATGAATACTATCTATTAGAAGGCACTGAATTACAGCAGTTCAAGTATCTCAATACAAGGTGCAATAAGAAACTGCCACATCTGATACTATTAAACTATAAAGGCTGCATTAAACTTGCTCAGATACTTAATTGCAAAGCAGACAATATTGAATGTTTTAAAAATGCATCTTGTATGGCATTGCCCGAGAAAAAAGAGGATAACAAACCATACTATGTCACAGTCAGCAAAGACCTATCAGCGTACAATAAGTTATCGGAACTAAAAAATATGGCTACAGCTTTAAGCTCTATGCTTGATTTGATTGGTAAGTCCGATACGCCTATAAAGAAATTTGTTCCTTATTTAGAAACATTGCAGTATATGACTTTTGACCTTGGTATTGAGGTAACAAAGTTTTATAAGATGGTTGACGTTAAGGATTGGATCTAAGTAGGGAAAAAGGGTTGCTAAATACTTCAGCATATTTTATTGTCCTTTACGTGATACTGTCCTATTGTAATTTTAACATATTTATGGTATGATTTTCATATACAACAAAAAAGAAGGAGTAAAAAATGAAACGATTTATTATTATAACAGGATTTGTGCTGGCTGTATTATTTTCTGCTACTATTTGTGCAAACGCGTCTACAATTATAAGAGAAGGAATGTGCGGTGACAATGTAACATGGACGCTTGATTCTGAGGGGACACTTACTATAAGCGGTACGGGAGATATGGAAGACAGTTCTTGGTATAGTGAACGTGAAAAAATAAAATCTGTTGTCATAGAGAACGGAGTAACAAGCATTTGTGAGGCTGCGTTTTATGGCTGCGAAAACTTAATCAATGTAACAATTCCTAATAGCATAACAAGTATTGGCTATAGGGCATTTTATGATTGCATAGGCTTAACAAGTATTACAATTCCCGATAGTGTAACAAGCATTGGTTTCAGTGCGTTTTATGGTTGCGATAGGCTTAGAGATGTATATATATTGGATTTATCTGCTTGGTGCAATATTGATTTTGAGGATGCTAATTCAAACCCATCATGTTTTGCAAATTTATATATAAATAACGAATTAGCGACAGATATAACAATTCCTGATAGTGTAACAAGCATTGGCAATAATGCATTTTGGAGTTGTAGCAGTGTAACAAGTATAACAATACCTAACAGTGTAACAAGCATTGGTGAAGGGGCATTTAGAAAATGTACAAGCTTAACAGATATAACAATTCCCGATAGTGTAACAAGCATAGGAGCCTATGCATTTAGTGATTGCATAGGCTTAACAAGTATTACAATCCCCGATAGTGTAACAAGCATTGGAGAAGCGACGTTTTCATATTGCAGTAGCTTAACAAGCATAACAATCCCTGATAGTGTAACAAGTATCGGCAGTTGGGCATTTTCATGGTGTACCAATCTTACGGATATATATTACAGAGGTACAAAAACACAGTGGAATACTATTAATATAATGTCTGGAAATGATAATTTGACAAGAGCAACAATACATTACAACGGTGATATATCCACACCAACACCTACACCAACGCCAATGCCTAATACAACAAAAATAATAGGGGATAAGTATGTTTCTATAGGCGATACAGACATAATAGAGGGTGTTTATTTTACGTCAGACAAACAGATACGTTCTGCCGTCTTTGAAATTCGATATCCATCGTATTTGCAGTTGAAATCCGTCTTAGCAAAGGATTTTTCAATAGTCCAAAAGAGCGGTGAGCCACAGACAAGTGGAAATATAACAACTGTTCGTGTACTGTGCCAATATTCAAGCAATGAAAGCGCTGACGCAAATACTCTTGTTAATCCATTTGACTTGGTTTTTGACGTATCTCGGAATATTTCTCCCGTAAACGGCACAATTAGCATATCAAATGCGACGCTTAATACTGCTGAGGGTGTAAGCTGTGCTGTTGACCGTTTGGAGGAACAGCCTATCATAGTTAGTCCATGCCTTGTGTCAAGCCTGCAAATAAAAGGTGATAGTGAGATATACGGCTCATATCAGTATTCAGCTATAATAACACCCGAATATGCAACAAACAAGAATGTTATATGGTCAGTCGATGATAATGACATCGCTGAAATTTCACAAAGCGGATTGCTCACTGCAAAGAGAAAGGGTACAGTTACCATAATTGCCAAATCAGCGGATGGAAATGCGTCTGATAGAAAAAAAATTACAGTTCACGCTTATGCGACTGTTTCTAATATAACATCTGATATAGGGAGTTGGGATAAGACATTTTCATCTAATAATAGAAATTATACTGTTTATGTTGATGGAACCGCCCAGTCTGTTTCTTTCACAGTATCCGCACCTGTTGGAACTGTTTATGCTAACGATAATCTAATGCTATCAGGCTTTCCGCAGGAATTCTCATTGACAGGAGAACAAACGGAAATCGTTTTTGATGTAAAAGATGTTGCGGATTATGAAGACGGAACGTATACAGTCACGGTTGTTAGGGGTGGTAAATATATCAAACTAAACAATACTCCGCAATATTCAAACGGCTCATATGTCTTCAATGCTGTGTCATGTAATATTGATTTGTTACCAAACGATAAATTTATTGCCGCTGTGTATGATGATAAAGGCTGTTTGCTTGGCATTGGGAACGCCAACGCAATAAACGGTACAATAACTGTATCATGTGACACTCAGGCTTGTTCATATAAGGTATTCTTATGGGATAAACTTGGTGGTATGAAGCCGATATGCGGTAGTATAGAAGGATTGTTTTAAAGGAATGAGCCGTATGAAGACTTTAAATTTGTAAGGAGAGGCAGTATGTTTTCAGAATTTAATCCAATAACACCATCAATGCAACAACAATTAGACCAAGTTGCTCGTGATAAACAAAAACTTATTAAGGCTGCCGAAATTCAGCAACTAAGCACAGCAGAACATATAGCAAAACACATCTATCATGAGATTATTACATATCAATCAAATCTGCCTGAAAAAGATGATGTCGCTTTAATGTTAGTTCAATTTCACCAATCAACAACTATTCTTGTTACAAATATCGGTTACATTGGGAACAATTTAATTTGCTTTTTCGGAAGGGGCACAGATGGCAAGCCGTTGGAGCTGATACAGCACATACATCAGTTGAATTTCCTACTGACAGTTGCCCCAAAACCTGTTCCAAATGAGCCAAAACGTAAGATTGGATTTCGGGAGCAGGTTGAGGAATAGAGAATATATTTGAATTATTCATACTATCACCTTCTTTTATTTGTTAAAATAGGACTGCTAAGAAACATAAGCAGTCCTATTTTATCACACTCTCATATTATTTGTAATATCACTTCTGCTGCTTGCTTTCTGAACAAGAGAGCCAACAAGGTCGTCAGCGTCAACAGCATGTTCAACAACCACACCGCCAAAGTCAAATCGGTTATTTACAACGCTTCTATTGTCGTTCTGAATATTATTTATCTGTGGAAGAGTGGGAGAGGTCATATTTTTCATTTGCTCAGATAAGAATGTACGTGGATTGTTCACCAATTCCCATAGTTTATTTGTATCTGCTGCGCTGAATATCATATCTTCCTCTTTTAACAGCGTATAACGACCTGCCTGTATCTCACGCAGTTTAGCCTCATAGCCTTCCTCATCAGTAACAGCAAGACCTCCTTTGGCATGTTTTGTGCCGGAAGCATAATGAGGTGTTTGAGAAGAGGGAGGAGCAATAGAACCTACGGGTGGAAGGTTACTGATATCATAATTAGAATCGGCAATGCTTTGTCTGCTTATTGTGGTTAATGCGTCTAATAAGTCGTCATGAAGATTGTCAAGTTTTTCGCTAATTTCTTCTGCTGATAATGACTGATTATTCAATATTTCAGTTTCCTGAGCACCGTAATATTCGGTTATGTCAAGAGTTCTTTCTTCAAGTTCAGTCAAGCCTGCGTTTTCTTCGCAGAATTTACGCATTTTCTGAGATGAAGACATAAGATTATACTTATCTGTTTCACCAAAGATTACACCGCCCCAAGCGTTAGTCTGCTCATACTCTAATCCTTCATTAAAGATTTTACGGTTACGCAGACTTTCAAGGCGTTGCAATTCTTCTTTTTCAGCCTGAGTATATTTACCCCCTTGACTATTCACCTTAGATATTATTTCTTCCATAGCGGCAGAATAATCTTCTGAAAGATCTATCTTTGCGTTCATATAATCAGAAACAACTTTATCACCATTTATGCCAAAGTGCGGAGAATAGGTTTTACCACCATATTCAGTTGTTTGAGGTGCATATTTACTGTTGATTGGGTCAGAAGTAACTTTAGAATTTCTCTGGTCTTCGTTACGATTAGACATTTTCAGATAGTGGTCATATGAGATTTCACCAGCTTCAAGAAGCATATCCCAAAATCTTTTCTGGCCTTCTGCATGGTCGTAGTTGTAATCATAACTATTGCCCCATTCAATATCACTGAAACTTGCCATTTGAGTTCTAAAATTATACTCATAATCATTAAGAAAATGAACATAATCTGTGCTTAAAGCATGCAATGAGGCAACCAACTCATCTGTGCTCGCCATTTGTTCAGCATGACGTATCTTCTCGTCATCATCAAGAGCCTGCAGTGTTTCAACATACTTATTATTCGCTGAAATTAATTCCTGAGTAACAGCACTTTCCATTTCCATATTGCGTACTTGCTGATTTTCTACATTATCTTGTAGTATGTTGTCACGTTCTTTTTCAGATTTTGCTATTGCCAATTCGACATTGTACAACTTGTCAGGGTCAGCAATATTGATAGTACGACCACTAAGAATAACACGAGTATCACGTTCTTTTAGTGTATTTTTATATTCAAGCTGTTTCTTAGTAACTTCAAGTTCTTTCTTAGAAACCTCTAAACGCTCTTTCAGCTTTTCTACTTGCTGATTGTATGCTTCTGTTAGCTTTTGTTCTTTATAGTAATCTTCGTCACCAAGTTTAGAGATTTCAGCCTGATACTTTTTATACGCCTTTGTTGCTTCTGCTTGAATACTATCCATTTCAGCAATTATATTGCTATAATCATTATCATTGAACAGCAATTCCTTAGCCTGTGGGTCAAGATAAGTCTCAAGATGTTTATTGGCAATTAACTCGCTCTCATACTCTAATTGAGCGTCTCTGAGAGATTGGACAAAAGAATTATGTGACTGCAAAGCATTTGTAATAGCCTTTTCTTTATTCAAACGTAAGTCGAGGCGTTTATTTATTTGGTCATAAACCTTTGCTTGAAGTTCAATTTTGTCATTCGCTTGCTCAAGCTGTATATTCTTTATAAATTTAGCATTGTCTTTTGTTTCGTCATTTGCAGATCGCCATTCCTGAGTATATTTCTGTAATAGTTCAAATGCTCTGTTAAGCAACGGAACAAGTTCAGGATTAACCTCGCTCAATGCCATTTGGTCAGCTTCAAATTGAGCAGTAGCATTACCGTCAGCGTCAAACCAAGCATATGTGTCAAAGGCTTCCATTATAGGAGCAAACTCAGCACTGTGACGTATGTTTTCAGCTTCTTGATGTGCCTTGTCCATCTTATCGGCAAGAAGTGCCTGTTTATCATTGCAGTTGTCAATCATCTTGCCCCAAACTTCGGTTTTCTCTGCAACAGACGAAGCATTATCAGCGACATCTTGTAAGTCATTATTTGCGTCATCTATCCAAGAAATGCGATCATTAAATGCTCTCATTTCTCTGTCAGCACCCGATACAAGATAATCGGTATAACTTGACATTATGGATACATACTTGTCACTGTACTCCTGCATTGTATTGGTTATTTCGGCATAACCCTCTGAAATAACAGCCAACTCATCGGCAGTGGCACCCTCTGCTTTCTTTTGATTGAAATACTGTAAAGCAAGATCTTGAGTCTGTTTAGCTATGTCAAACTGCTCTTTTATAGCAATAGCTTCGTACTTAACCTGCTCACCTGTAATAGCGTTAGCGTAGTCTTTAGCAAGGGTTGACATTTCAGTGCGTATATTGGTGTAGTTAGATGTCTCCGCATTGTCCTTTAAGTCTTGTATTAGACTGCTGATTTTATCCTTATATTCTTCATCTACGGTTGCCATAGCGCTGAAAGCATCAATAAGTCTATCGTTAATACCTTCTGTTTTTACAAGGTTTTCCTCAACAAAAGCTATAAGACCGTCTTCAATATTAGTATTCGTTGAGGTTGTACTTGTTCTGCCTTCGATAAGTGTTTTAATACGAGTTCCTACGTCTGCCTTGATGTTAGAAGTGTCTGAAGCAATGGAAGAAACATTGTTGGCAAGGTCACTGTCAGCCATCTGTTTTAGATATTCATTGGCTTTGTCTATGCGTTTATCTCTTGCTTCACCGCTTGAACGCTCATACAGACTATCCCATAATGACGCAATTTCACTCGCACTCTTTGAAGGGTCAGTGATATACTGCCACATATTATACTTGGAATTAGAACCCATTCCTGAATTCTGGTAACGTCCTTCAGCAAGAGCAGTATCTATTTGCTTTTGCCAATTCCCACTGTTTACAATATTACTCCAATTAGCAATACGTGTGTCATCAAGTTGGAATAAGCCCCAACGTGCTATAGGTGTACTGTCACCACCACCGTAAGCCTCAATTGTTTTTGCATAGGGGTTAAATCCTGATTCCGCATAAATATTACCTAAAATAGCAGCAATGGCGTTGTCTGTTATTTCAGGATATGATGAACGAATGTATTTCGCAACCTCCATTGGGTCAAGAGTACCTTTAGCGTATTTATGTTTTTCAATTCTTGCGGTATCTTCTTCTCCCATTACATCAACTTTACTGGTATCAATAGGAGTAGGGGAGTCTATTCTTGTTATCTCTCCTGTTTCTTTGTTTATTAACAGTTCTGGTTTGTTATTTTCACCTGCGATGCCATCAAAGTTGCCATAATCCTTTGTGCCTTTAGCATATGCTTTAACATATGGGTTTCTATTTACTTGCATTAAGGCTTTTTCGTAATACGAAGTAATGTCGGCTAAATGGACACCTTTGCCCGGATTATCAGCCGTATTGCTTGAATTACCTGAACTATGCCACATTTGACCATTACCAGCATAAATACCTATATGGTCAGCTTCGCCATCATGTCCGTAATCAAAGAACAGTAAGTCGCCCGTCTGCATTTCAGACTTATTAATCTTAGTACCGACTTTTCTGAAACCGTCAGCAGTCGTTCTTTCGCCTGTATAACCTAATTTCTTTAATACTTGATAAATATATCCTGAGCAGTCAAGTCCTTTATCAGTAAGGTTTGAGCCACCCCATACATAAGGAGTACCATTAAATGCAGCAGCAGTGTTCAGAACTTTCTGACTGTTTAGCTTAGGACTTATGCCTGTCACACTATCTGACCAAGGGCTTGATGAAATACCACCTAATGCTTGCTGAACTCTTTTTGCCCAATCTTCAATCTCTGTAACCCTATCGTTCCATGAACTGTCAAGAGCAGGTGGAGCAAGAGGATTATTCCTAATCCAATCATGCAGATTGTTTAAAGTTGTCTGTTCGGCATTGGTAAACTCTTTTGTTTCAGTTTGAATGTCCTTAGATGCTTTTTGTATCTCGGTCTTTGACTTATTAAGGGTATTATCTAATTCAGCCCTCTGTTCTGCATAAGACTGCATTTGTTCCTGATATTCTAAATCAAGAGCCACTTTTTGCATTTGAGCAATAGTGTCATAGTATGACTGCATTTCTGTTTCCATACTGCGATTTTGCTCTTTCTGCTTGTCAAGTGCGGACTTAGGAATAGTAGGAGATAGATTAAACTGTAAGCCTGTCAAACCGCCCTCAGAAAGTGATTTGATGTTACGGTCAAGTAAGTTGGTTGCTTCGTCAATTGTGGTCTTAGAAAGCGAACTAACGGACGTTAAAGCAGATGTGTAATACTCAGCTATGTTCTTGCCATAATTGATAATATCCTTGTTTGTTTCTGCAATGCTGTCAGCAACAGACTTCATACGAGTGGCTATTTCGTTTGCTGTGTCTGCACTGCTGTATTCCTGTGCGTCTAACTGAGCAAATTCATCACGTAATAACGCTGATTTCTGCTGTGCCAATTCAAGCATACGAGACGTTGTGTAAAGTTTTGTCTCGTAATCGTTCTCTGCTGTAAGGTCAAGCGTATTATTGAGTAGGGATAATGCATTGTCAACCTTGGTAATAGGAAGGCGTAGTTGGTCAAGCTGGTACTTTAGTTTGGTTAAAGCTTCTGAACGCTCGATATCTCTAAGCTTCTTTTGAGTATCACTAAGTCCTTTATTGGTCTTTTGTATGCTTCCAGATATTCCATCAGAAGATGATGTGTCAGAAATATCTTTTGTATAGCCTAAAATTTCTGCGTATCTATCACGCATAGCTTTTAATTCTGCTAATTGTTCTTTATTAGCAGAAGCCAATTCTTCATCAGCCTCAATAGCATTGATAGAATTATCAATCTGCTGATACAACGGTTGAATATCTTCTACATAACCCGCAATAAGTGCCTTTTGTTCTTTAAGTGTTTCAGCGTCTTTGCTTGTAAGGTTGGTTGAAGAATCAATCTTTCCACCGTATCTATGGCGTATCTTATCAATTTCAGCCTGTGCTTTTTCAAAGTTTTTAACAATACTGTCGCCAGAATCCTGTGTTATATCAGCACCCCAAATAGCAGATATAATTGATTTACCACTGGTTAAATTAGTTATTTTTTCATAAGTTTCATCACTAATCAAGCCAAGTGCGTGCATTGCTTGAGAAATAGCATCTACTCCTTTAGCAATAGGGAATAGGTATTTAGTCTCAAAGTTTGTGAGCCATTCAAGCATTTTGCCTTGAGAACTATCCATAGCAACAGAAACGCTCTCTTGCTTTAATAACAGTTCTGCTAAATCCTGAGCGTCTTGTGCTGCTTGTTCTTTCTTTAGGCGGTTGTTTTCCTCTAAGATGTTCTTTTGGTTAAGCAATTCAGCATTAATATTTTGGATATGCTCAAGTTCTTTGCTTTCTTCTGTGGTTAGTTCAGATTCCTGCTTTTTCCGGATGAGTTCATCGTATCTGCTTGCGTTTTCATCTAACTTTTTGTTGAGGTCTTCAATTTCGCTATTGTTGGACTTAATTTCATCATTAGCAGACTTGATATTGCTTGTTAATTCCTTAGTCTTCTCTGAAAGTTTATCCTGTATGTTATACAGATGTGAGAGAGCTTTAATAGCTGTCTGTATAGCAAAGGATATACCCATTGTGAGAGCCATGTTAAGGGCTATGCTTGCAGCTTGTAAACCGATTGTAGCAACTTTTGCTTTGAATAGGGAGGAGATATATCCGCCCATAGTGGCTTGTGCACCGTTTAGGTTAGTAAGATACTGACCTAAATGAGTGTTGCCTGTCCCTATAGCCTGTGCGTATGCATTTTGCTGTTCAACGCCTTTTGATTGCATGGTGTTGAAGTTTGCGATTGCATTACGCACACCTGCAAATCCAGTGGCTGTTTGACCAAGATATTTTTGATAACCTTCAAGAGTTGCCTGATTATCTCCTAAAGTTTGGGTATAAGCTTGAAATGTATCTATGGGGATAGTATTGCGTAATTGTTCTTGTTTTTCTGCACTTTTTGCTGTGACATTATTATAAGCATCAATTCTATTACCAAGCCCACTAAAGTTAGCAATTTGCAAATTGGCTACTTTTGACGTATTATCAATTTCTTTATTAATAGACAATAAAGTTTTTCCAAAAGCAGTTAAATCGCCGTTAATTGTTTTAACTATCGGACTAAAATTACACGTATTTCATGTTTGCGAAGCATAAAATAAGATTTCATTAGATTGTGAGACTAATGAATTTTGGTTGACGAATTATCAGTTTTAGTATATACTTATATTATCTTATTAAGGGAAGAAGTGGTAATATTGAAAAGATGTCCAAAATGCCATTGGATTGTTTTAGAATATGATGTTGAATATTGTCCTAACTGCATCTACAAGGCTGAACTTGAATGTGTAGATAATGCATCAGATGAAGAAATGGCTCAATATAAAAAAGAGTATGAGGAGCAATTAGCATTTAAAGTTGTGATGGGTGAACATTGGAAACCTGACAATACATACAAGCCGCCAACAGAATATGAGTTGAGATTAGCACAAGAACGTATTGAACGTGCTCAAAAAGAGCAAGCATACAGAGACGCTCACCCTAATGCTGTACAATGTCCTAAATGTGGTTCTTTTTCAGTTGCTACAACAAATAGGGGATATAGTATTGTAACAGGTTTTATAGGTAGCGGTAGCCCAAGAAATGTCTGCCAGAAGTGCGGACATAAGTGGAAACCGGGGAATTGATATGGATTATAAAGTAGATATTTATTTTTAAATAGTCTCTTAAATCAGGGGCAAATTATTTCTCTTGAAACTAATTCATATAACTGATTCTCCAAACTATGAAATTTATTGATTGCGTTAAGACAAGTATTTAATTTCTTCATTATATTGTTTTGTATGTCTATTGTTGGAAGATGTATTTCTTCATTATATATCTGTTTTAAAGACAATGTTTTAGAGCCATCGCTAACGCTAAGATGTTTATATCTATTTTGATAAAACAGAGAAAAAAATTTTAAATTTATATCCGTTTTTATATCTTCACGAACGGTAATAAAGCCGGCATGATGGTTTAGTGCGAATTCTTCATTTGTTTTATATGTCATATTTCCAGCACTCCCGTCCAAACTAATAATAATACCTTCACCACTAAATACTTTAATTGGAACTCCTTTCTTTGTTTTTGCAGACTTGGAAACCATACGATCAATTGTCGTGTGCTCTTTATTTCCACCCCATAATGGAATCATTTGGTCATGATTTAGAATAGACATATATATCGCCTCATCTGTTAGCGCATAGTTCCCCTTTTCAATAGGATTAAAGATTTCCAGAAAATTCATGAAGAACATCCTCCATTTGTTTTTTTATTATATTAAGTTCGTTGTTAAAGTCATTTTCATAAGCATACTTTGGAATATATGGACGCAAATAATATTCGGGTAATAATGTAGTGTATTTATCGCGTATAATCATATTAATAGAAATATTTCCGCCTTTTCTCTTTGTTATTGGAATACCTTTTTCATTTATCCATGTTGTTCCATTAGTATCTGCATCATCAAATGTTAGCCATCTTTTTTCGAGTAGACTTAATTGTTCAATACCGTTATTATCTATCCAACCTAAAATTTCATTATGTAACCAACCAGTGTGCTCATCACGAAGACTAGTTGGAAATCGTTGATCAGAATTTGCAAATCCATCATTGTCAATTATATACATCCAAATAGGGGAGTGTTGTTTTTGTGTTATTTTCTCGCTACGCTTTTTGATAAATAGAGCATAAGTTTTTTCTTTGGTGTAGGGAGCAAAAGCAAATTTTGGCAAAGATACAATAGCATATATATCACATTTTTCAAGAATTTCATTTCTAAATGCTTTATATGATGGATTTTCTAAAATTCCATCAGGAGTTATAATACATCCTTTTCCACCTATTTTAAGCAACTTAATGATTTCACATATAAATGCAATTTCTCGTCTGGTAGATGAAATAGCGTTTGTATCAGCTGCAATTGTTCCACTACCATAAGGCGGGTTAGTTATGGCATATTGAAATCTTTGTGATAATATTTTTTTACTTGTTTCTTTACTCGGTTTCAATGTATTTTCAACATACATGTGAGTATGACCATCGCCAACAAGGAACATGTTTAACTTTGTATATGATATGTTATCTTCTTTTACATCAACTCCATAAAAACATTTCTTGGACAAAAAGTGAATTGCATCTGGAGAAAGTGTGCCACTTTTTTGGTAATTTGACAATAGCACTTTAAAACTTTCAGTCAGAAAGCCACCTGTTCCGCAGGCTGGGTCGATGATAGAAAACTCTCGGTCTATATTATATACTTTTTCATCTTGCAATAATAACTTGGCAAAAATATGAGTATAGTGTCTTCGTGTAAAATATTCTCCAAAATCACTCTTCTCTTTAGTAGATGCAAATTTCTCATAAACCGCTCCAAATAAATCAAAACCAGTACCATGCAAGGGTTTCATTGAATCCACGATATTATAAATTTTTTTCGTATTATCTACATCAATAATTGCCTTTGTGTTAGAATTCCCCTCTATTGACAAACGAACAACTTCCATAACTTTTTTAAATTCATTGAATGTTGTTTCATTTTCTAAACGACTAATATATCCACTCAAATTATTTTTTACTTTTTCGGCTATATTATCATTACATGTCGACCAATAAACTTTCGTTACATCTTTATTTCCATCCATCTCTTGTTTTTCCTCAAAATATTCAAGAGCAATAAGCCCTATTGTAAAGTCAATTTTTTGAACATTGTTTTTAAAATTAATTTCTCTGTAGACACTCTCTAATTCCCAAAGCTTTTTATTAAATATTGCTTCAGAAATAGCAGATTTTGAATCAGGGTTAGTAATTATTGTATTAGAGGTGTTTTTTTTACTCAACTGACTTTTAATAAGACGATAAATATCCATTGTTTGAAATTCACGAATAGGATTGCCATCTAAAGTAAGTTGTTCTAATGTTTGTGTATTATAAAAATATGTAACAACATAATTTGTAACAATAAAATAAGGCAACTTTAATTTTAAAGCTTTAAGCTTACCTTGGGAAATTGCATTCTGCCAATCTTTATCGTTGACAGTGCAATTATCCTTTACTTCAGCATATGCAAGTAAATTCTTTACATATTGTTCTTCATTCGTTATACTATAAGCAGTCGCCGAGATTAAAATATCAGGACGATATGACCCTAAATATGATGGAATTGTAATGTCATTTGCTATATTTTGGAAAGGTATTTTTAACTGATTTACTAATATTTCGTTTATTAATTTTACGACTGTCAATGCCTCATGCTTTCTTTTTGCCATATTAAACTCCATTATAATTTAATAATAATATATATTATTTATTTTATTACAATAAGCATAATATTTCAACATTTTATGTATTACAAAAAACAAACAAACATTACATTTTTGTTACAAAACCATCCAATCCATTGACTTTTTGACAGTCATAAACTATAATAATTATTGACAGGCAAAAAGTATTGGAGGTGAAGAAGTGCCTGAAAAGAAAATCGGACGTCCTTTATCTGAAAATCCTAAAGGAATTAAGATTACAGTTCGTTTTGACAACACCACATATTCCGATTTAGAAGAGTATTGCAAAAAAGCGAATGTAACCAAAGCAGAGGCTCTACGACAAGGTTTTTATAGATTAAGGGATAGCATACAAAAAGAAGAATAAACGCAACTTTGGACGGTGACGTTTATCCTTCTACACCAAGACAAGAGAACTCGTCTATAAATCTAATTATACTATGGACAGCTTCTTTTGTCAATATCAAATCAAAAGGAGATGTGTATAATGAAAGATTTAAACAAATTAACACTAACGGTAAACAACCAACCATTACAAATCAAGGAATATGACGGTCAGCGTGTAGTTACACTCAAAGACATTGATACAGTACATAACAGACCAAACGGCACGGCAAGAAAACGCTTCAATGACAACAGAACACACTTTATTGAAAGTGTAGATTACTTCGTCCGAAAAACGGACGAAGCCCAAAAAGAGTTCGGAATTAAGGCTCCAAATGGTTTAATTCTCATAACAGAAACGGGCTACCTAATGCTTGTAAAATCCTTTACAGACGATTTAGCGTGGACGGTACAGCGTGAACTTGTTAATTCATATTTCAGACAAAAGCCATCTATTCAAAACGAATCAGTCTACTTTGATAAGTTTTGGAACGGCGAAAAGGTAATTACCATAAAAGACTTTGAATACTTCACAGGAGCTAATCAGGGAATGATAAACTACTATGTAAGCAGTTCACTAAGCAAAGGAACAGAATACTACTTATTAGAAGGCGCTGAATTACAGCAGTTTAAATATCTCAATACAAAACACCATAGACAGGTTTCTCATCTAATATTGCTTACCTACAAAGGTTGTCTTAAATTAGCTGAACTACTTAAATGTGATATTAGCAATGCAGAATGTTTCAAGTATGTGCCTTATATGGATAAGACTTTGCCTGAAAAGAAACCAGATAATAAAACAAATTATGTTACAGTAAGCCGCGACCCTGTTGCTTATGCTAAGTTAGGTGAATTAAAGGATATGGCGACCGCATTAGAAACCATGCTTGATTTGGTTGGCAAAGCTGACACACCTATTAAAAAATTTGTTCCTTATTTGGAAACATTGATGCTCATGTCTTTTGACTTTAGCGTTGAGGTATCACAGTTTTATAAAATGGTTGATGTTAAAGACTGGATTTAAGTAGGGGGTCTAATATGCAGTATGTAATAACAAATGGCTGTGGAACATATCTACGCAGATACCCTAATAATGAAATTAAGGGCGCTAACTATAAAAAGACAATTCAAACCTTTCCATCCGAATCAGAAGCAAAAGCGTTCTATGAGATAATACCTCAAAAATACAAGAAAACTTTCTATGTGTCTGACTATGCCTCAGCTAACAAGAAACCATCTAAAAGTAAAACTAAACGCTGTGCCATTAGTGATATGGTGCGAAAATATATCTATAAACAAGCAGATGGTAAGTGTGCTTTATGTGGAAGACCTCTCGTTTACACAGAGATGACAATAGACCATATTATTCCTTTGTCTAAAGGTGGTGAAAATGCAATAGAAAATTTTCAATGCACCTGTAAAGAATGTAACGAGTTTAAACAAAGCATTTTACCCGAAGATTTTATGGATAAAATAGTTACTATATTTAAACATAACTTTAAGAATATCCGCAAGAAGGGTATTAGACAACGCATTATTATGTGTATGTTAAAAATGATAAGTTAAGGATATAAGCTTGATAGGGAAGAGGAGATATAGTTATATTTCCTCTTCTTTTTATATCCACAAAAGTCAACCCCTCAAAGAGATTTGTAACACAAATGTAATAAAAGCCCGATAATCATTTGAAAGTATCTATATGTTCAGTGTACTATTTCGTGTAATAGTGCAGTAATTAAAACATCTTGAAATAACTACTAAAATGTGATATAGTTGGACTAAGAGGTGATGTGCAAATGAAAAGAGGGAAAATAACAATAAGAAAAAAGACAGCATCGTATAATGAAAAAAATATACTCATTATTTTAATGGGAATTGCTATTATATGCATTGTTGCTGCAATAACTCTAAAAATTTTTGAGTACAAAATATGTTTAAAGTGGAGTGAATTTTTAATCAATATAATGCTGGGAATAAGTGCTAGTGCATTTATTTCATGGGTCATAATATATGTGCCTCTTAAAAGAAACAAAATACAAGCATATAATCAATGTTGCAATAAAATAAGTGGTATATATATAATATGTCACAAATTACTATTACCTAATATAATAGTAGATGATCTTAAAGAACTGACGGTCAACTTAGATGATAGGGTTAAAAAAATAAATGAGTTTTATTATAATATAGATTATAACATTGAAAGTGTGGATAATATTATAAATATTATAAATTCAAAAATACCCAAAGTTATTTTAGAAATAAATGCATTTATTTCATCTTTTTCTAAACTGAATGAGAATATTGAAAATATCAAAGAACTATATAACAAGGAAGTTTATAATAGTGCAATACAAGAATTATATAATTATTTACAAAATAATTTAAAAACAGTCTATTCGATAAAAGAATTAACAAAAGACTTTGAGGACTGTATTGATTTAGCACAAATACATTACCAATTGCTTTCTGTTAATTTGAATAAAATAACAGAAAACGTGAGTAGGTCGATGTTAAATACAGAAGCAGCTTTAATAAATTTACGTTACTTACAGGACTTTGCAGAAATATTAAGTAGTGATAATTTAGAAAAATACCTAAAATAATCATCAATGGCACTGCGAAAATTGTGGGTATAAGTGGTAGAAAATTACTATCGCGACTTGTTTGCAGTAGGTAATTGTTCTTTATATAATTTATCTGCATCAACAATAACAGGCTCACCTTTTAGGATAATGTGAGCATTTCGTCTATGAGAATCAATGTAATTATCATAATTTGTAAGAGATTGCATAGCAATTAAATTCCTTTCTATGGAGGCTTAAAATGTATTTTAATATAAATAATAAAACAGTAAAAGTGTCAATAAATAACGGGAAACAATTTCCTTCGTTTTTAGAACAAGATTTAGATACTATAGCTAAACACTTTAATGTATCATCAATAAATCGAATCAGTATCGTTTCGGATAATGATGATTATATGGGACTAACACAAGGAAATATCATAAAAAATAAAAAATGTGTTGATATGTTTTTGACATCAAAATTATTAAGTATGCATGATACTGCAAATGAATTATACTTAACATATTTGGCACATGAAGTAGGACATGCTAAAAACTTTGAAATGTTTTCAGATGTTTTGAACTATTCTGAATACTTAAAAGTTAAGCAACATATTGTAACCACTAATGATTTATATTTTTCATTTGGACTTACATATTTAGACGAATATTTAGCATTTTGTACAGGAAATAAATTTTCACCTGCTTTGGTGAATCTATTAGGCAAGGATTTAGATGGGAATAATATTTATAACTATTCTGATAAGGTATTAAAAATGGTAGAAGATATTTCTAAATGGCAGTATCCTGCGTATAATATATTTGATACACATCAAAAATCTTTTGAGTTATTTATATATACTATACTACAGACAATGGCATATAAAAACAGCAAAGTTAAAGAATATGCCAATGAGATTATTGGAAGGTTATCTAAAAATCCCTTGCTGCTGAAATATATTAACAATATCCAACTATGGATAGATGATAATATGGCAGAATATCCTCAAAATCTTTCAAAGGAAATGATTGTAGAATGTGGAGAAGTATTGTTTAGCATATTTAAGATTGCAAATATTAAGATTTGTGATATTAATGGGAAATTTGATTTTACTACACTCTAAATAATAAATTGTACAAAAATAAACCGTATTAGGCTACGGTTTATTTTTCTATATAATTATGCTACATTATTATATTCCTTAATTAACTTATTGATAATATAAACCTGTCCTTTCGGAGTAACCTTAGTTGTATGAGCAAGGCAGGGCATACCACCTTTATATATTATTCTTTCCACATATTCAAGAATACCTTGCTTATATGCCAATTTAGAAGGCTCATTCCGTCTTTTTAATAACATTTTCCAATCACGCAACTTTTGATATAAGCCTTTCTCGCCAATATCAATGCCTATATAATTACTTGCTAACTTTGAACACTCCCTTACAAGAATATTATCCTCAGTTGATTGCACTGTATTAGCAAAGTCTACAAGCGGTCGTTGTTTATGTATCTGTGCTTCTAATACCTTATTCTTTTCCCGCTCGTCTTTCAATGCCTGAAACGTTGCAATAGCCAAATCGGGATTAGCAAGTAATTCATCCGTGGCATACATACCGTGTTTACGGATAGTGGGGAGTATTTCATCAAAAACCCAAGCCTCAAATTTTTCTGCCGATGGAAGCTTAGAGCGTATTATAAGGCGGTATAAGTCGCCCTCTGTGATAAAGGTCATATCTTGATAACCGCTTATAGTAGGGGTGCGGTGTTTTGACGCCCCCTTACAGTGAGTACGGATTGCGTCTCAAGGACGGGAATATCCAAGTGCTTGTGCTACATCATTGCCACAAAACAGCACTTTATCATCAGCCTGTACAGTTCTAATCTGACCAAACATATCATTGGTGAATATCTGTAGTTCATTCATGACACTCACCGCCTCTACTATTAATATGAAACTTAGATAAATCACTTTCAAGTTCTCTTATGCCTTGTTTAGCTTGATTACTGTAATCATGAATGACCTTTACAATGTCAATAATTGTGGTGTCATCTGACGGTCTTATTCCTTTGTCATTCATGCTTTCAAGAGCTTCCTCAAATATGTCTGTTACCGCATCGCACTTGGATACTGTACGTTCTAAATTGTCTGCGTGTTCATGGAGCAAGAATAAGTGGTGTTTCTCCTGCTCTGTTAATGTTGTTGTTTTTACATTTTCTTTCATTTAATACATCTCCTTTAAATAAAACTTGACATTCCAAAGGAAACGTAATATAATATATTTATTACATCTCCTTATGGAGTGGTGTTTAAATAACAGTTACAATCTTTGGTAGGGGAGTAACTGTTATTTTTTTATACCGTCATAGACCATCTGTATTCCCAACCTAATAACATCAGCTTTAGTCATACCTGTTTTTTGACAACAGTAGTTAAGTTTTTCGACTTCTTCATCTGTCATTCTAATGCGAGTGTTATTAGTGCGAGGATTGTCTGTTGGTCTACCCATTTTTTTACCAGACATTTCATCACCTCACTTCTGGTAACACAAATATAATAACATTTGGTAACACTGAAGTCAACCCGTTTTCACTATTTGTAACACAAATGTAATAATCAAAAACCAAAGATGTGATATAATGAAAAATAAGATCTTAGAAAGGGTATTTATGCAATATGAGCTTAATAACAAATGATGAGAACATAAATAATATGATAGAGTATTGCAAGGCATATTATCAATTAGTATTTCATATTGAAACAAAAGAAATAAATATATATTTCTCGAATGATATCATTGCTGATTATAATAAATTTTCTCTTCATAAACGAAATGATTTTGATAACAAACCAAATGGTACATACATATATCCCAATAACTCATCAGAGCAACATACAATACTAATCAATCATCAAATGTATAAACTTGATAGAAGTTCATCAGTAGCCACAATTCTACATGAATTAACACATTTTGCTGACTATAATATTTTTAATACAGAATGTTGTGGCGGAACATGGAAAGACATCATCGAGCACCCACTTTTTGAATCTATGTATTATTGGAGCGAATATCATGCGCGTATCATAGAAATTGTTCATATGCACATCATAACATCAAAGGTAAATAAAACATATCCATATGACATAAACAAACTTAAAGTTGAGATGATAGATTGGCATTTACCCAGATATAACAAAGAATTAATCACTCATATTAAAAATGATACATTTGTTTATAGACATCTTTTTGATTATTGTGGAAGGTTGTATGTGTGTAACCTATACAATAATCATGACATTCCGTTGCAAGAACTGGTAGACAAGCATGTCTTATATTATTTCCCTAATATAGAAAAATTGTATACTTATTTAAAGGATATGCAAACATATCGAATAGCTTCACCTAAGTTCAGTTCTATAAATTCAGTAATGAAAGATGTACTAAAATTTTACGAATTTCAGTTTCGTCAAGAGCGGTAGCCTTGCTAAAATCAAGAGGCGGACAGTTATATTTAAATTCAATATCTGTATCTATTGTCCAAGTCAAATCATCCTTTGGAAGTGTGGTTTTTGCATTAGTTATATTCATAATAACAATTCCTTTCTAAACCGTTTAATGAAGTTATTGCGTGATAAAGGTATATTGTTCCGTGATGGACTATCCAATATAGCCTATCAGATCTATTGTGAACGAGGTTATTTCGTTGTTAAGTATTCGACAGGACATAATGGCTTTGCCTGTGGTGTTACTAAAGTAACGCCTAAAGGATTAGCTTTTTATATGATTTGTTGAATGAAGATAGGGTAGCGTAGAACAGGGAAGAACTGTTCCTATATGGAATGGCTCTTTTTGTCTGTTCTCAAGTCAATAATTGACGAGATAGGGGAGATGTGGTATAATAAGATAAAGTATTACTAAAGGTAAGGTGGTTTCATGCAAGGAATCATACAATTTATATGTGACAATCAAGATATAATTTCTATAATAAGTGGAATTATCACAATAATATCAGGTATAGGCGCGACTATATTTTTTATACAAGTGAAACGGAAAAGGCACACATTAAACTGCAAGCCAAAACAGTCCAATTACGTTAGCGTGGGCAACATTATTAGTGGTTATCATTGTACTTTTCGTATCCATTTTTTCAAGTTGTTCCAATGTTATCCTATCAAATATAGTTTCATTCAAAAAAATCATATCCTTTCTGTATTATCGCATATAAAAAAGAGACTTTCCTAAGTCTCTTTAGTTATTTTATTTTACCACAATGTTTTCTATCTGTTTTATATAAAAATACTTATTCATCTATCCTTATATCCTAAAACAAGGGTAATTATGAATAAAGAAATTAAAGCACTAACAAATATCGTCCCTTGAATATTCTGTGTCATTGCGTTTTTGATGCACATAATTATATCGTCGAATAACCAACCAATGCATAATCCTATTTCTGCTAAAAATCCAACTATATTTATAAAATACATATATGGATATTTATATTTCAACCGCTTGAATAGTGAACAGGTGGAATAATTCGTTTGATAGTGCTTATTATATGCCCGACACGAGACAGAGTTATTTAAACAACACGTTTGGCAAGTGTCTTTTGCAAGGTCATTATTAATGGAGATTTTACCTTTGACATAATTATTACAATTAACAGACACACTTTTGTCTATTATTCGCGACAACATATAAATGAACATAAAAATCAAATTAATCATTATATGTCCGACAACCACAATGCTTAGATAAAATTTATATGTATTAAAGGTGCTAATTTTGTCTAACATCGTGATACCAGCAAATCCGCCTAAGAAAACAGCGATAATTGCAACAAATATACCTAAAATAGTAATAGATTGATTTATAACATTTCCAGTCTGATTGGCTGCTTTTTGTAAATCTTTTTTTGCATCGTTTAATGAATTTTGGACATCAAATACTTTTTTGTCAATAGATTTATATTGATTTTCAGTAAAGAGAAACTTTTTATCTATATTGTTATATTTAGCTTCAAGATTGTTGTGCATTTCTTCAGTTATCTTTATATTATCTTCTATCATTGCTCCCATAACTGCAAATCTAGAATCCCAATCTTCAATAGCCTTTTTATTTTGGATGCCTGTATCAAATTCCTCTTCAGGCACTATTTGCGATATATTATCTAAATACGACAATATATTCACAATTTTATGTTTAGTGTCCGGTTTGATATTTTTGGAAGATAATGCTCTACGCATATTATCTTCCAAAACATATTGTTTGTCCCCATCATTAGAAACTACAGAAAGAAGTTGTTTTATATCATTCCCATTAAGATGAGAAATATAATTTCTAATGATAGACGGAGTTAAATCTGATTTAAATTCTATATTATATAATCTCTCAAAAATTTCTTTTGTATTCATTGTTGTCATATCCTAAATTTATAATGGATGATTTTGAAAATGTTCTTTAATTGATGATGTAGATATTATTTCACCTATATTGTCAGAAGAAAATAGCGTATCTATCTTTGTAAAATCTCGTAATTCTTCAAATGATCGTAAAGCATAGGTATTAATAATGTAATTAATGGTTTCTCTCTCGAACGATAATAAATCAACATTTTTATCAATATGTTCTGTTAAACTATCTTCTAATAAATCATTTAATTTAAAAAATGCATATATTTCCTTATAACTTGCCCCGCAAGACCAGTTTAAAGTATCTTCAGGAGCAAGGGGAACACCATATTTCTGTAAATGAAATGATTGACAAAGATAAGCTAATTTTTGAACTTTTAAATAGTTAATAGGAATATTTCTATCAATACAATCGTTCACAATTTGTACCGCAACATGAACTATTTTACACACAACTACCGCCTCCTATTTTTGCTTATATAATATGAATAATTTGTGGTTTTAGTGCATATCTCACTTCATAGCATACAAAAAAATATACGATAGTTATGAGATGATTGCAGAGGAAAAGAATGTTTAGTAATTTTCATACATACCATCAATATTCCTTTATATATTTACTATACCACAATACAATACTTTTTACATTAAATTTCTCTAACAATTTTATTACGGAAATATTAAAAGTCTACTTTTCATAATATGGTAAGTAGATAGCCAAATATTATCTTATTGCTTTTCTGTTATTAAAAAATCTTCAACTATATCTTTTAAATGAATAGGAGATACATTATTTTCATTTAATAAATTTGTAAGATTTGCAATTTGTAGTTTGTCAACACTAATATCGGAAAGAGCATTCGATATATAGATGTAATTGTCTTCAGTGAAACGGATTAATCCAATTCCATAAGTTGTATATGTTTGTTTAGCATTGCATTTTCCTGCTGTACTATACAATATAAATATTCACTTTCTTGTCAAACTTTATTCAATCTGTTATAATATACTTAACCAATATTCTCTAATTCTTCTATAAGAATACCAACAGCATTTTCATAATCATATTTTTGCATTAGTTCAAGCATATGTAAATTAAAAATTTGTACAAACTCAGAACACTCACAATCATCCGGAAATACTCTAAAGAACTCCATATGTAGAGGATGACGTCTAAGTGTAATAATATGGTTGCGGCAACAATATAAATCGTATAATATATGACTTAATATAAAATCTTTCTGTTCTCGTAATGAAGTATTTAGATTATTCAGAATCATCAATCCTTTCTAAAAGTGAGGTATAAACATATGAAAATCATAAATAAGACAAATCAGACTATTCCTGATGAGTTCATTAACATAATTAAAAACATTATTACAGATATTGGCATCATCTCAATTAATAGCCTAAATTTTGAGTCAAGAGAAACTAAAGAATATGCGTGGGTTGATTGTTCTTGTGTAAATAATCAACCAATATCTCAAATCTCTATTACAGATAGGCTTATAGGTACGACAAAAGATAATCAAATCAATACAATCGCCCATGAAATATATCATATACAGCACTTTGAGACAGTATCTCAGCAAATTGATTAAAACCATATCAACCAACTTGCTCATAATCCCCAAACGATAGCTGATTATACATATGCTTTTGGCTTTTCAATGATAGATGAATATATGGCTTTTAGAAATGCACATAAGTATCACAAATACCAATTAATCAATGAGAAAATGGTAGTGATATAATCATTGAGATGCTTAGACTTCTATCAGAAACAATCTCTATTAGAAGACAAATGGTATTACTAAAAGACCAAAACACCATAACAAATGGTTTTCATGATATATTTAAAAGTTTACAAAGCACTATTTATGATTTTATGGCTCTGTGTGCCTTATTACATGAAAATGAGCCTTTAGAATGCGATATTGTAAAACAATTATACAATAATGACCTATATAAGCAATATATTTCACCAATATCTGAATTTGCAAATAATTATTATAATTCGCCTCAATACACAGAAAATACATATATTCACTTTGGTAAATTGCTTCTTAATATATTTGTTTTAAGGGGACTATACATTAAGGATAGCAATACAGGTATTGTTCTATATGTGTAAAATATTTTTCTACTTTTCACAATACGGCAAGTAGACAACCGTATGTTATTCAATTTTCTTGTTGAAAGCCACTTATTATATCTCTCACTGTATAATAAATGGCCGCAAAGTTATTATCTTCTTATCATAAACTCCGGCAATGAGAGTTTCACAATATGCAAGATAAGATTTGTATATTTACGTATCCTTTCACAGATACCCTGTTATATCAGGAGTCCCGAGCGCATATTCAGCAAACATCGTTTCATATAATTTGCTGTGGGAGTTGTCGCTACAGTGAGGGCTTATCTTATAAATAAGATCTATCCCTGCGGATTTGTCGAGCGTCACGTTGTTACGAACCTACAAATGTCACCATAAGTAGGAGAGTAGTGATACATTGCCATTACGCAATCGTTGTACTTCATTCCCGCATATTGTCCCTGTTATTTATTTACCAACGTGTATTTCACGTCTGACAATATGAAAACTCTGGTGTCCCAGAGAACACATATTGTTGCTGGCATTTTAAAACAATTATTATTGGGAGCTGACATTTTTGCTCCACCAGCGTTTTTTGCCCCAAGAATTGCACCCAGTCCAAGACCTACGGTGCCCAATCCATGAAGTTTACCTGTTATTCCGTCTAACAACTTAAGAATAACAGTAAGGGTATCTACCCCTGCTTTTAATTCACTTGAATTAAGGACATTGTTCCAAATTGATTCACCCGTGGCTTTTAGTTCACCTAAATGTCCTTTTACGCTTTTGGCATACTTTTCTTGATTAGCTAAGGTAATACCATCGGCCTTAGTAGCCTTTTCAGCCATGCCTTGATATTCGCCATACGCCTTGATCATCATCTTAAAGACATTTGTTTGTCTTGTGCTGGCAACCTCATATGCGATGTTGCTTAGGTCTACTTCTGATAATGAATCAACCTTGTCGTAAAGGTCGCCCATTATTTCATCAAAACTGCGGAAGGTCTCTAAATCAGAGCGTACCTGAATGCCGACTCTGCCAAGAGCTGCCTCAGCATTGGACAAATCATCCTCGGTAACTTCACCACTAGCTAAAGCGGATGATGAAGCTTTTGTGGTTCTGACAAACATCGTTCTTAATGAACGACCGAGTTCAGAGCCGCTTTGACGGGTTTTAGAGATGAGAGTGCCAAGTAAGGCAGTATAATTCTCTAAATCATATCCAGAATCTTTTGCAACGCTACCCGATGCTTGAATGCCCTCTGACAACTCTCTTATACCTTTTGCAAAGTCATAGGGCATAGAAGCACTTACGGTCTGCATTACATCAGATATATGCATTAATTTATCTTCTGCAAGGTCAAATTGTTCCATTGTACCTTGTAAGATATCAACAGTATTTTCGACACCCATGCCTGATACATTACTCATCATAATGGTAGGCTTTGATTTTTCAATAATAGTTTCTGCTGTTTCATTAGCATTAGCATAGGTTTTTACTGCGTCCATTACAGTAGATACAGAAGTATGTAAATCTTTCGATGCTTTGACCGCTGAATTTCCAATGTCTTTAAGTTGCTTAGAACTAACTTCCATTGTATAATTAATATTCGTCAGTCCGTCATCAAGTTCTTTGATAGTGTTAATGCCATTTCTAACTTCGTTTATAGCTTGCATTACTGCCCCAGAAGCACTTATCCAACTTGTAAATTTAGACATTCCTGCTTTCAGAGCCACCAATGGAGAACTGCCTAATCTGCCCATAGCTCTTTGAGTATTCTCAATGGTACCCATTTGAGACCTAATAGACTTTTCTTGCGATTGAGTAGTTATAAGCCCATTGTTAATATCATTGATATACCCTTGGACTTCCATACGAGCTTCTTTGGTGGCAGCAGTATTAGTATCTAACCACTTTTGAAGATAATTACCCAATTTTCGGCGACCAATAGCGTCTAATTCCTTTTCATATCCCCTTGCCTCATTTCTGGCAATAGATAAGTCAGAACTTGCACCTCGTACTTGCTTTTGTAATAAAGTCTGTAAGTTTGCTGCTTTTTCGATATTACCACTATTAACAGCATCCTCAAAGGCTTTATATGTAGCTTGAGCCTGCTTGAAATCATTACTTGCGTCTGAAGCACTTTTGCCCATAGTCCGAAAACCAGCTTCTATTCGAGCCAGTTTTTCTGCATATCCTTTTGGGTAGAAATCTTCTATTTTAGGCGGTTTGGCAGAACCGCCACTGCCCGATGGGGCGGGTATGACGGGCAGGGGTATTTTACCACCAGCACCTTTATAAGCCTCGTTGACAGCATTCTGTATCTTTGTTTTTAAATCTTTATCATCAATATCAAGCGTAATCTTAGGCGGTTTCATGTTTTGTATTTGGGTTATTATATTATTCGTGTCAATTTGAACACCTAAACTTATTCTGAACGCATCAGAAGTATCACTCATAAATTCCTCCTTTCGTGTAATAAAAAAGCTCCACGAAGGAGCAGTGTTTATATATTTAATTGTTTAAAATTGCTGTTTTATTTAGCCAGCGGTAATCCAACTTTTTTTAAATTTTTTTCAATAATTCTCATAATACCTGATTTACCACCGAGTTCCTGTATAGCGTTATCCCACAGTGGTTCGCCACCTCCTATAGTTCCACCGTGCAGACCTTCATTTGCCCAGCTAATAACATCTGCGCCAGTAGCAGTTTGATTACCGTCCCAAGAGGGATTCCCAGAGTATTGGTATTTCAAATAATTATCATCAATCTGAACACCACAAGATACCAATCCGTTCTCAACAATAATATTTGTCTGTATTAAGCTGTTTAAGAAGCGATATGTACGAGAGTAGAAAGAAGGTTCTGCTGAACCATTCTTAAAGACTGCTTCATTATAGTAGTTTTCCATGTGTTTCTGAATAACCTCATATATCTCAGCCTGAGATAGCATAATAGCTTGATGTGCCTTAGTTTCAAGAACTTTTTGTAATTGACTTGCGCTTTTGATTACAGTCACCATAATTATTCCTTTCAAATTTTGCACAAAAAAAAAGAACAGCCATAAAACTGTTCTTCTAAAATTATCATACCATCATTTATTATGGCATTGGATAACATTTATTTTCTTCAATAGGATTAAAATATCCTTTGATACAATTTGGATTGCGAACACATATCTGGACATGGGTCTTTTCTCTAAAACCAGAGGTAGGATACACTTCTTTACCTTCAATGAAAACCCCACGAACAGAATCGAAAGGATTTATAATAGGCTTATCATCAGCTCTATTAAGATAATTAACCGTTTCTATATATGTATGTAATTGCTCAATTACAGCACAATCCAAATCTCTCACAAGTAAATCAGAACCACCTTTATTTTTAGGAAGTATGTCTCCAACACTTTCAAAATAAATCTGAGTAATTTCATATGCTTGTCTTACAAGCGGTATAAATGCGCTATCCGTTAGATTTAAACAATGCCCTAAATCAATAACAGCACCAATTACTTTAGGTGTAGTGTATTTACCTCGTTTTACTTGTTCTTCAGCCCATTTTAAAGCCCTTTGATAATTATTTTCCCAAAAATAAATACCGTGTCCAAGCCAGTCATATGGATTTGTACTTGCCCTTAAAGGCTTATTTTGATATAAAATACGTTCATACGTTGAGATATCACATCCATGAAAGCCTATTGTTAGATTTGGTAATTTTGAATACATTATGATTCCTCAATTCTTTGGTGTTCAGTAATGGTCTTTCCATCCTCTTCTAAAACTCCAATTCTTATCAAATTATCAATAGCATCTTTCTTTGTTACCTCTTTACGGAGTTTTTTAATATATATTTGCATATCGCTAACACATTGATTAATTGTTAATTCACTCATATTAACACCTCCATGCCAAGAATTATTCTTGTCTTTGCTACGCATATATTATATCACTCCTTAATTCCAAAATCAACTATATTATATGAAAATTTTTATTTATTATGAAAGATTACTCGCCCTTAATGGGAACAACCTTATCATCCTTGTCAGCAAGAACATTCTTCGCTGTTACATCATTCAACTTTTGCTTCAAATCCCTTATATCAGCATTTTTGGCATCTACAACATCAGCTACGTTCTTTTTATATTGGTCTGAATCAAGATAAGCCTTTACTATGCTCTCACCATCAATTCCTGACTTGCTAAATTCCTGAATAAATTCCATTACAGCATTAGAATCTAGTCCCTCGCCAAAGGATTCTAACTTGTTTTTTACAGTATTTATAAGTTCCACTATAGCAGTTGAAATATTATCGTGTGCAATGCTTTTCTTGTACTCAATATTAGCATCTACAGACTCTGTAAGACTTTTGAATAACTCAAGACTAAACTCCTCTTCAACGTGTGCTGCAATTCCCGTTTCTTTATCGAACTTGTCAAACGCGTCAATATCAGTAAAATCATTCATATCAATATCCGTGAAAGTCGCAACAAGCCAGTAGTCAAAAACAGGCTTTTTCAGCAAGGGTAAATAGCTGTTTCCAATAAAAACACCATCAGAAACCATTTCCACAAATGCAATCTGTTCAGAAATTGTTGCGGTAGGGGAGTAGTGGTACTCTTTTGTCTCTCCGTTGTATGTATAACTTCCTGTTTTTGTAAAGTTCATAAATTATATTCCTCCTAATTATTCTTAAATAAACTATTGATTTCATCGTCCGTGATAGGTTCAATATCTTCTTCACAATCACCTGATGGGGGAGTAACACTACCACTTGAACTTGATGATCCCTTATAAACTACCCATTCATCTTCGCCAGACAAACGATATGTTTTTCCGCTGAGGCATTCGGCGATAGAGCCATAAGAACAAACAGCATTCTTATAGCTATTAATGCCTCCGTGCAAATGGGTAGGGAGTTCTAAAATATCAGCTTCTTTGTCTATAAAAAATCTGCAAAATCCAGTTTGGGGATTATTTTCGAGCAAAGTTATCACTATTTATCGCTTCCTTTCTTTCTATTGCGTTGTTTTTCTCTCTTGAGACGCTTATATTCATCATAATTTATCCATCCTCCAAATTTTTTGATATAAGTTACCCACTTATAATCAACATCAGGGTAATGGTACCAAAATAATTTTCGCTTTATCAAAGCCACGCTATCAGGACAGCCTTTTGCATCTATCACTTCTTCATGTCCGTCTTTGTAGACAATAAAAAAATCAGCCACATATTTAATAGGCTGAACATTCTTTCCATCGTGGATGAACTTTGGTTGTAACTCATATGGTTTTTGTAGTTCATAATTAACCACATCGCCACTTTCCACTTTGGGGCAGAGAACATCCCTATAGTATTTCATTTCAAGTACAGAATCAAAGGTTATGCCATTATATGTGCGCTTGCTTATATCTTTATCTACATTAAATTTTGATTTATTATTCATTATTTAGCCTCATTGCTTTGTGCATAAAAATCGCTTAAAGCAGAGAATAATTCTGCTGTTTTAGCATACTTCCATGTAGTAATACCTCTATCATCCACTTTTACGAAAGTGTAAGGTATTCCTCTTTGTTTTAGAAACGCATATTCTGTGCTCCATTGAGTTGAATACTCTTTATCAAATTGTATAATTTTCAATTACTAAACTCACTCCTTATTTCGTAAAAAAATGGGATTATAAATTTACAATATATGAGTAAATTCATAATCCCTTATAGTTTCACTCATATATCAATCTTTTGAATTATCTGTTTCTTTTGTGTGTGGTTTTGAAAACGTCTGCTTTGTTGCAGTATCAACCGTTTTATTTGTGGTTTCTCCCTTGTTAGAAGATGGTATTACTTTGCTTGTGGTTTCTTTCTTTGTACGACTTTCCTCTATACGACGCATATATTCTTTAAAACATTCTTGTGAACAAGCCATACTTTTCCAACCGCCAATACTTTGACTATCTGCGCAACAGAAATATTCTTTACCACAAACTCTGCATTTGGTATTTGGTTTATTCATATAATCTCCTTATTAAAAAGGAGCAGAGACCAAATCTCCGCTCCTCTAATTTTACTGTGCGTATAAAACTTATTCTACCGTTGTATATTTTTCTGCATTATCCATGTCGTACTTTCTCAAAGTCCAAAGATTCTTGTCAGTACCGCATGACTGTTGCATTGCCTCAATAGATACATTCTGTACAGCAGCTTGATCACCCATAGAAAGGTCTATTTCACCAGAAATCTTACCCTTTGGTAAATAAAGCTGAAGCGGCACATCCGTTTGGGTACACAAATCAGTAAACCAAGCGTCAACGATGACTTCACCTGACATACTAAACTTGGTAGCGTCATTTACAATTTCTTCATACTCTGAGAAATTTGGATAATAGTCAATAATTACAGTATCGCCTGCTTTAAAAACATTTGTTGGAAGTGTAATAACCCCAGTCTCAGGGTTATATGAAAACTCTGTAGCCGAAGCAGCCGAATTCTGGGTATATGTATCACCGGGGTTTCCGTTAACATCAGCCTTGTAAATAAATCTAATTTCATTGCCTGTTGCGCCTGTACTCTTATATGTAAGATTTACAGAGGTATCTCCATCTTTGACACTAAACTCTTCTCTAATGAGAATAGCTGAACCATTTGTAACCTTTACAACCTCGCTGCCTACCTGTAATGCAAGATAACCTTCATCAATAGCTCCATTTTCAGCAGTAATACTTGCAACCTTATTAACGTCAAAAGCGGCAAGCTTAGCACCATCAGCGCCCTCGGCGTATACTGTCTCCTGTGAACCCTGAATTGCGAAGTTCTTTAAGTCATTTAAAGTAACTCGATGTTGCTTTGAGGCAAGGTCATTAATAATAATTCGTCTAACCTTTTTCCATGCATATTTCATTATGTATTCCTCCTTGTAAATTTGTGTATAAAAAAATAACTGGTTATTCGTACCAGTTAAGATCAACGTCTTTTAAGTCTTTTTTTGCTATAGTTCCGTGATAAAAACCATCTAATATATGTGTAGAATGGTCTTTTTTTGTTCCGACTTTATATCCGTCAAAGAGCCAAAACATTTTACTTTTTTTAATATTAAACGGTGTAATTGCACCATTTCCGCCAAAGGCGATTGCAGACATTAGATTTCCTATATAGTCTATATTGTCTGATGGTTTTTCTTTACGACGCTTTTGCCTCTTTATTTCATCACGTATATCTTCAATCAGAATTTTTCTCGCATTTTCATCAGCGGGTTTTATCTGATTTGAATAATCTATTTTATGAATTGCCTTTAGCCATTCATAGATATACTCAAAAGTATTTTTGTTTATTTGACATGTAGTATTATTTATATCGTATAGACAATCATCTCCGTTTGGATATTTTCCATGAACAAATGTATGCTTTTCTTTCATAAAAAAATTGAGTGCTTGATTTATATAATTAATGGGAATTACATTCATTTGGTTATACTGCGACTTATTGGCAATATAATCTTTTTCGGATTTTTCCCATTGTAACATAAACACCTCAAACGGCGTAATATCCAAAAAATTTATCCCCATATCATCAAGCATAACCATATTCGTATATGGATTGCACATCACTGTCTGGATATAATTCCAGTACAAAAGTTCACACTTCATGCCACCATTTAATTTTATTATGTCCTCCACGATAGGATGATATAAGGTGATATTATCCGTTAAACGAAAATCTTCTCCCGACATTAGAAACGCCCTATCAAAGTGGATGCTCATTATGTTTACATCTCCTTTGATTAAAATTAGGTACATTATAAATAATCTGTTTGCCCGCAAATCTATTATTTGGAATATAGGGCATAACGGACACCAAATCTACTTTATCAATGCCAAAGCCATAGTTACCGTTCAAAATTTTATCTACCTCGATATTAAGCAAATCAACTCTGCTTTTGCCTCTATATGTAGACGTGTCTTTATGAGAAAAGATATTGATAACAATCTGAACATCTTTGAACATCATATCTTTGACACGAGGGACATAAATATCTAAGCAAATATATGTTTTTACTTCTGATTGTGTGTTAGGAATATAGGGAGTAGGAAATATGTTAATTCCAATCAAATCAACGGGGTCAGTGACATTATTATCTTTACTGTCAATATATTTAACTATATCATTGTTATCTACGAATGCATGAAGCAACTCATCTTTATATTTAGGTATCTCTTCTAAATATGCCATATTCTCACCTCACTACATCAATTCTACTACATTTATCTTAATTTCAGAAGACACAATACTATCAATTAATACCTGCAAAATAAAAGAAGATCCAATAAGGTCTTCATCATCAATTTTTAAAGAAATTTTATCGCCATTAACAGATTGCTCTATATCAAAATCACTTTGAATATTCCACTGAAAAGATGGCATTGCTATTGGGTTTTCATTAGAATCGGTAAATGATACTGTATAAGAGCGTGGAAAGCCTATTTTAAGATTTGTATTGCCCTTAATCTTGGATAAAATATCACTTTTATCAGGGAATGGGGGAGTCGTAGTCTCATCGGGAGATATGTAATCGCAAATCATTAACTCTTGATTATCTGTTTTTGGATTAAATTCATCTCTGTCAGCAATCAAGTACAGAACTCCTCCGTTTGCTCCATAATCATATAAAGCATCATTATTTCGTGTAATCTGAAAAGTCTTTCTGGGATTTTTCTTGTTGGTGTCTATAAATACTCGTTTTCCATCAATATTAAGGCTTTCTTCATCGTTAGGGATTAGAATTGCAAAATCATCAGAAACAAGTGTCTGTACTGCGCCTTCTTTTTCTCCCATACTGTATTTAGAAGCAGAAGAATGTGCCATCCATCGCTCTATGATTTGCCCCTCATTGTTTTGCCACCGTAATAAATACTGACACAAAGACACTACGACCTTTGAGTAAACTTTATTACTTCCTGGATAACCTATGATTAGCCAATAATTATTATTAAAATAAATATACTGACCAGCCTTGACGGTTCCTGTAGGAAACAAAACAGTTCTTTCAAGTGATTTAAGTTGTGTATCTGCAAGATTCCCTTGAGTAATACACCTAACTTCAAAAGACTCAGATAAGTCATAGTTATAGATAGTAACAGTGTCTGCTATATCTGTTGTCAGTGCTTCCATAAAAGCATCATCTTTATAATCTAAAAAGGCTTGATTTTCATATCCACCAATCATATTAGGCTTTGTTTGAGAACCTATGAGATACCATTCTTTCATCGTGCCCTCCTATATGTAAGCGGTTGGTTTCTGGTTTTCAACCATATCTCTTGCCTTTTCATCTACATATGCAAGATGTGCTTTTTCGGCAGTCTTGCTATTTCCGCTACCGTCAACGCTTAAATCTTTGCCCACTATGCTAACACGCTTATTCACTAAAGAAACCTGACGCTCTTGATATAACTGATACATAAACTGAGCAAGAGTGTCAACCACATATCTGTCAAGTTCTGTATCAAAGCATAATGTTTCAGAGTCGAATGAGATGGTGTCTAATTCCGCAGAATATCTTCCTACAGCTTTTTTTAACCATACTATTTCAAGTTCAAATGGTATTACTTGTTTATCAGCAAATGAAGATTCAAAACTGTCTATAACTTCTGAGGCTTGTGTTTTTTTCATAAAACCACCTCGCTTATCTGAGTTTGAACTTGCAATATTCTACACAAAACGCAATCTTTTCGTGCGAATCAAGTTTTAGACGCTTAATTGCATTAAGCAAAAATGCCTTTTCGGCTCTTGTTACAACATTTGCCTTGATTTTCTTTTCAAAAACAGACTGCGTTTTTAATTCAAACCACTTTTGTACCTTCTCATCTGAAATAATTGTTTGAGTACGCTTTCCATCTTCCGAATCAAACTCTAAATATTTACGAGTTTCCGCATCGTCAATAAAAAGGGTGGCGTGGGAGCCATACTCATCTATACCCGCTAAAAGCTTATTTCCTGCGCCGACTTGCTCAATAATTTCATCTCTTTTCATTCTGATTTTTGCTCCGGGGGCAAATTTAGCGTCCCCACGTATCGTAGAATAAGAAAAGGCAACATTCCATGGAGCAAGATTCACGACCGTAACTTTAGTGTCCATATTGATATTTTCCATACATTTTCCTTTCAATTATCTTAACTTAACAATTATATTTGTATTTGAGAGAGTTGTAGAGAGAAATTGCGGAGTTTAAGCTCTCGGATTTCTCATAGACCCAATAATTCTTATTTGTGTTTTTGTTAGTCCCAATAGAGATATATCTAAAACGCAATGCATTTAGAAATGAGTGTAACCTATTAGAATAACAATAAAATTGATTGTTGAACATAAAACTCCTTATAGACGAGGGAGCAGAACTATCCCGCCCCCTCGAAATCTATTACGCAAGCGTATCAAGGCTTGTGTCATGAATTATGCCAATAGCATCAGTAGCTGCAACGCCAGCCGCTATGCTAAGGTCAAATCTTGTCATAATTTCTCCTGTTGATACGGAATTACCGCTAAATGATGTAAGACCACCTATTGAGAATGTCTGAACAGGGGCAACGCCACCAGCAGGAGCCGTAGGTGTAACAAATGCTAACCCTGCAGGCAATAGTGTTTCATAGTTGCTTCCATCATCAGTAAGTTTATTAAAGTTGTAGCTATTCGGAATTTCATTAAGGATGGCTCCGTTATACTTGCCTACAATTCCCGTGTCAGCAATTTCATCAAGGAGTTTCTGTGAAACACCTACAATATCGTTGCTACCAACAGTACCAGAATATCCAATCCATGGCAAGAACTGAGCAAGAACGGCATAATCACCATTTACATTAGGCTTGCCATAGCGTCTTATCTTTGTAAGAAGCTCATCTACATTGCTCTTTACAAGACCTGAGTTCTCATAAAAATACTTAACACCATTCGCCTGTTCAATAGCTTTATAGATAGTTTCGATAACATAAAGAGCCGCTTTATTTCGCATCTCTGTACGAACTTCGTTCATAAGAGTGTTTTCTGTCTGTAAATCGCCAAGTGCAATTTCTCTGTAGTTTACTTTGTGACCTGCCGAAATTGTAATAGGAGCAAGAGGGGTCTTTGTCTTGCGTACAAATGCAGTAGAAACATCCTGTCCCTCAGCCTGAATATCTGCACGTACATTCTCATAGTTAATCTTTTCAAGATACGCAGTATCACCCCATGCGAGTGGTTTGTACGAGCCAAATGTGCTCAGGAGTTTGATTTCCTGCAAAAGTTTGGGCTGAATAGCGAATTTTCTGATTTCGTTAAGCTCAGAAATAGCACTCTGACTTCCTTCAGCAGCCTTTGTTCCAAGAGTTGTAATATATGTAGCAGCCTTGTCAGCTTTTGCTCCAAACTTTGAAAGTTCTTCGCCATTTGCCATTGCTGAGAAAATTTCTACAACTGGAGACTTTGCAGTTATCTTGCCCGATGCAAGAGTTTCATCTCTTTTTGCGTTATTTAGTTCAAAAGTATAATTCATTTAATTACCCTCCTTTATATTATTTTGTACCTGTCGGCGCGGGCGTTCCCACTACAACGGTAGCCCTGACACCATATCGAGTTGGTTCAATTACCTCAAAATAATTGTTTGTAGCGCTCGTACTAACGACAAATTTGCCAGTAGAGTCCGCTATAAGTTTGTCCTTTGCCTTGTAGGTTTTAGGTAGCTGGTCAGATGTAATGTTCACAATATGACCGTCTACCTTTGAGAAATCGGCAACTCTTATATGTTCATCTTTTTTTACAACAAACTTATCTGTCTTCATATCGTCGCCGCGCTCAATCTGCATAATTGCCATAAATGATGCACCAGCCGTAAACTTTCCATCAGAAATAGTTCCAAATGTACCATTTGCATAATCCGCAACAGCCACAGCATCTATAAAAGGATAATTCTTTTCAGTAGCTGCAAGTTTTTCAAATCTAATCATAATTGCTTGTCCTCCTTAAAAAATATTTGTATCTTCAGCCGAAGTCTGTGTGTTATCGACACCGATATCTCCGAATATATCTACGATATCAGTCTTTTTCTGTGAATTTATTTCGGAAACTTTCGCATTTTCTTTCTGCTTTGCGACAATACCAACGCAAATCTTAGATGTTATAGCGTTGATATCACCCTCAAGCGGATTTTCCTTAAAGGAATTTATCTCGATTTCCGCATATTTCTGTTCATCCTCCGAGTATCCAGATATAGCAGCGTTAAGCTCAGATAAACGTTTTTCTGCCTTTAATTCCCCGAGTTCTTTTTCGAGAGCAGCCCTTTCATCCCAATATGATTCCTGTTCTTTCTTTAAGTCATCAAGAGCCTTTTGAACCTGTTCAACTGTAGCATTAAGCTCTGAAATTTTGTTATCTTTTTCTTCCAACTGAGCATTAAGCTCTGAAATAGTAGTTTCAGACTCAGCCTTGACGGAATTTGTTTCAGAAATGGCTTTCTGAACAGCCGCCATAACTTCCTGTTCTGTCATGTGTTTTTCCTCCTTATTTTCTTGTTTTTGTGAATTTAGTTCCAACAATGTTGAAGTGGAATCAGATGGACTTAATACCATTGCCCATCCTGAATGAATAAAATCTATAGGTATGCGTCCTTGCGGAAGCCAACCTTTTTTATAAAGAATAGCGTCATTGCCTTCCGATTTATAAATCTCAATACTGCCACTTACATCATTTCCGTTTTGTAACTCTGTTTCAAGGGTTGCAATGAACGCATGGTATCTCATTTCATCAAGAAAACCTTTACCACAGACAACACGTTTTATTTCTCCATCTTTCTCGATATCGGTTATATATCCTTCGGTGAAATGACCTATTGTAACAGCGTTATCAAATATGGGCAAATCATCTGCAATTGCCGTATCCCCATGGTCACAAATCATAGTACGTTCATCGTCAATAAATGACACGGTAACACTCATATCCTTGACACTGTCTAACCGTGGGGCACAATATTCCTCTAAAAAGGTAATGCCGTTTTTATTAAATTTAGTTCCTATGTCGTCTACAACACATTCAGGAGGCTGTAATTCATAAAGAATAGCAGTAAAAGGTCGCCTTCCGTTTTTGTATTTCTTTGATGACAACTCTAAAACGCCCATAAGTACCTCCTTTCACATAATAAAAAAAGAGCCAGTAGCTCTTAAAGATTAAATTTTATTTGGTTGATGGTTTAGGTTGCTTGTTACTATTATTGCTTTTACTTTGAATAGTGTTTTCATTTGTAGGCATAGTGTTTTCGGGACGCCCACCCTCACTTGAGTTGCCTGAAAGGGTATATGATGTAGGATGAGGCTTGTACTTATTATAAATATCATTTTCAAGTTCTTCATCCATTACTGAGAAATAAGCTTCCACATCTACTCCCGCACTAGCAACGAGAAATGTTAATGACCCACTGGCTTCAGTGTAAAGAGTCTTCATCATGTCAAAAAACGCTTTTCTATTTACAAATGAAGTGGGGAAGTAATAAATTTCAACCCTATTTCTTTCGTCTTTAATAATATTTTTATTGATTACATGATTGAGTTCACACTGTAAGTCATATACCCAACGATATAATTGGGCAGTTATCATTTCCAAGTTGCTTTGCTGAACCGCATAATTACCACCATTACTCGTGGCTCCAAGCAAGGTGGCGCATATACCCAAATCCAAAGAAATTTGGTTATTTAGGTCAGATTCATTCTTTTCATCAAAAATATCAGTAGATACATTAATAGTATCCAATTTTGTGCCAGCCGCAACAGAAAAGAATGATATGCCACCACGAGAATTTTTGTTAGTAACAGCCTGTTTAACTGCGTTGTGTTGGTCTTCCTGTTGCTTCTTTGTTAATGCACAAGAACCCTTATCTTTTCCTTCTGGGAAAGTCTCATAAATAACCTTATTGTTAATTTCATCAAGAACTTTTCGCTTAGTATCTATAAATGAATCTTTGTATAAAATATCATCCAGAGCAGATATAGCTAAAGGACGTCCCCAAGGCTCGCTGTCTTTACATTTGATTTTTCTGCAAATAGTTTTATTGTTATCTAAAACTACCCAATCACCTTTATGAGACTTAGACATGTACGCTTTGCAAATTTCTTGTGGGTATTTACGAAGTTTCCTGTCGAGTTTTTCACCTGTAAAATCATCAAAATATCGCAAATTAAACGCTAAGACATATCTTCCATTCTTTTTACCTACAATCTTTGTATATTGATAGGGAAGGGTTATAATACTTGCATTTATGCCTATCTCATTGATTTCGTATATGTTTTCAACTTCACAATCTTGCATAAATTTAGACATATCCGCATTCTTTTGAGTAGTCTCAAAATAGTAAAAACATATACCATTATTCATTTCCGTATGTAGTGCGTCACGAATAAAAGCTTTATCGTCAATAGTGCTTAAAGTAGACCGCATAAGTTCTTTATTTGCCTGTGTCTTTTTGTTTGGCTTTTTAGACTTATTTGTGATTACGCGGTCTAAACACATTAAAGCATCCATATAATCAATGGAGTTAGCTACAATACCATTTTTATTATAAATAAAATTAGCAAGTTCCATTGCTTCTTTATGATATATAATGGGGTCTTTTAGAATATTGTCAATCTCTTCTTTAGAAAAACAATCAAAGATACCACAACTAAAAATTGAATCGCAAACATATTTTCCAACATAGCTGTTGAATTCGTATTCTTTACTCGCGTCATCATACGGATGTCCACGATTGTTATTTATTTCATTATCTGACATAAATATATCCTTTCTTTAGTTTATAAGTACAGCATAGTCATAATCTGAACTCGAACCAAGTATATCTAATTCCAATTGGTCAATAAAATAAGACCCATACGAACAACTTGTGTATCGGTCTTTTCTGTTTTTTCCCCTTTCTTGTATTTTAATAAGTCCTGTTTGGGGCATTTTCTCATACTGCAATTCCGCACATTCGCTAATCATCGCCTGAGTCTCAAGAAAGGGTCTCTCAAAATCAATTTGTCTATCAATATCTATTTCTTCAAGATAGTCTTTGTTGTTAGAGAGTATTTCTTCTTTGGCTGTATTATAATTAACCAAAAAATCTATTTTGTTTTCAACTAAGTTCTTTCTGAAGTTCATAGCAATATCACTATTTAAGGATTGAGTAGCATTAATGACATAAATGCAAGCCTTAGCGTGAGGGTCTGAACAAGCTTTAGCATATTCGTCATTATTCATACACTTTAACGGAGGATACTCTATGCCACGCTCCTCATCATACAACACTTTCTGTAACGTATATAAAATTTGCAAACCACCATTTCGAGTATCCAATACAATATAATCACTTTCAAAATCTTCAAAAAGTTGCCGAATACGAATAGCTTGCAAAGTTGTATCACCAATTTGATTTGACTCAATATACGGATATTCACGGCGATAACCCTGTTTAATTTCAATAAAATTAGACTCGGTAGAGTTTGCTTTGGTTGTATACGTAATAGATTCAGGTATAGCTCTAATGCAAGAATATACAGAATTATCATTCTGACTTCCAGCTACAAAAGCAATATCATTAGAAACAACTCTTATTTCATTATCTAATTTTGGGATTATATGTTTGTTCTTTTTGCCGCTTCGCACATCAATAGTAGTACGAGGATAAAATACTTTTTTAGAAACCTGTCGATTTAAGAGCATAGAATAGGTAAAAAACGAAGATAAGGAATCTCTTACTTTAAGATTTAAAAATTCAATTTTCCACGTTATAGGGTCTTGTTTTTTCTTTTCCTTAATTAGTTGCTCCATCGTTTTAAGTTCGTGTTTGATAGTAATACTTTCGTCAAAAGCAAGCATTAAGCCGCCTTTGTGCTTTTCCATATCGTCCAATGCTTGGTCAGCAATATCCCACATCCAATGTCCATCATCATACCAACTTGAACTAATATAAATATCTACAGGCTGTTCTTTTAACAGTTTGTTGTTTTTATATTCTTCTTTGAACAAATATTTAGGCTTTCTAGGCGTCTGAAATGGCGATATTACAGAATCTTCTACCTTCTTTTTGATTTGTCGAGTTTCTTCTCTACAAATGGCATTGCTACGAAGACCTCTTGCGTTTTCATTGGCAACAAAAACAGTGATTTTTGAGCCATTACGAAATTTTACATATATATCGTTGCTACGCACCCCATAAGACTCAATTTCTTTTTTTAAGACAGGAGACCAATCGCATAGCTCATCTATAATCTTTTCAGAGACTATAAGTTTTGCTTGCTTTTCTGTAGCAGCTCCGATTCTAAATTTTGTGCCCTTATATAACAGACATCTCGCAACAGCATATATTGCAACAAGAAATGATTTGGCATCATTTCGGCTTGCTATAATACATATTAAGTTAGATACCCCCATTGCATATATTGCCAGTGCTTGATATTCATATAATGAAATTTTTAGGTAATCAATTACAAAGCGATGCATATTCCGTCTAAAAAAAGTTCCCCATGCCAAAATATGGAGAACATTGTTTGGATTACTCAAATAATGTGTAGAGGGAAAGTTTTTATATACTGCAAGCTGATTACTGTCTGCATAATGAGATAAATCATTCTTCTTCATATTCATCCACCTCTGGTACAAAGAATTCACTATCTCTCACATCATCGCCTGTTTTCAAATTCATCATTGGGCGTGTTATATGTCTTTCTATATAATCACCAAATTTATCGTAATCCTGATACAGAGTTTGCTCTTTATAGAACTCTTCAGGTGTATAATCTGATATAAACCCAAGAGTCATACAGAAAGTTTCGTCATTACTTGCATCTTTTTCTTCTATTGTTCTCAAACCTGCCTGTTTAAAAGTTTTAGCATACTGGTCAGTTAATTTCATATATTTATCTGAATCATCGTTCTGCAATGCTTTCATAGCAAGCATATTAAGGTTACATAGTGCCTTTACAAAAATTTCTTGGTTGTTATCACAATTTGGATTGTTCTTTTTGAGCATTTTATAGTGTTCTTCTAAGTTTTTATAGTCTAATTCTGTAAGACCAGCACCCCAACGGTCTATCGCAGAAGCTTTTACAGCAATATCATCTGCTTTAGCTTGTTCTTTAGATAAAATCACTTCCTTCTGCCTATTCAAAAAATCGAACTTAATTGTATCAATAAATGTCTTTCTACCGCCACAATTAAGGTTTTTCTTGGCAGCGTAGTGGCTAATACGCGATCTATCCCTGTGACCGCTATATGTTTCCATAGATGCTTTTAATGCATTAACATCACAATTCCAACCCGCCCTTTGACAAAAATCCTTCATTGCAAGTTCCTCATTGTTAGAAAATAGAGCTGTTAGTTGATTAACATATTTATCGGTACATTCCTTACACCAAGGCAAATAGCCATCATTGGCTTGAAATAATACGTCATTACTCTTTTGAAAATTCCCGTTCTGCTTGGTAAATGGCTTACCACAACAAGAACATTTGTATTTATGTTTAGTTTCATCAAATGCGACAGGCGACCTCGGTATATGTATCTGTACGTTAACATCTACATTTGGCTGTGCATTTAGATTTTCAACAATAAAGTCTTCTCTTGTTGTTCCACGAGGCAAACTGCCACCTTCTTTCTTTGAAATTATAAATGGGGGAATGTGTGGGCTTCGCTCCCACGAATCCGTATATAACGGATTACCTGTTTAGCAAACAGGCGCATTAAACTGGACTCTGCCAACATTCCGTATAAATGGGGAAGAACATTGCCTTCCCTTAAAATTTGGATTCTATCCTAAATATTCTTGGACTTTGCTCTAATATATGATATAATGACACTTAGGGAGGTGTATTAATATGAGTATAGAGCAAAGAAAACAAATTGCTTACGAAATGGCAATGGAATATGTAAAACAAAATCAACTGTTACGCATTTCAATTTCCGATTCTGACGCATTCATAGAACAGTTTGCCGAAATCGAAAATGCTTTCTTTCAATCATTAGCTGTTCATCGCAGCAAATTTAACGAATGCCTTTAAACTTCTCCATTGCTTATCGGCATATTCATTTCTAAACGGCGTAAGATATTATTGAATAGACATCTTACTTGGGCAATTGTATAATTTCTTGATGCTAAGATGTCTACAATGGTATCTACGGTTTCTTGTCCTTTGTTTTCAGGATTCATTTCATCCATTAAAAATGTATTTGGAATCATTCGTTTTTTCACTTCCTTCAAAATTATATTGGTCATTAGATTGAATTGTGGCTGGATTTATATATGTTAAATACCCCTCCACGCATTAATATTTATACAAAAGCATCGTCTGCATCATCTTCATCTTCGCGAATGACATAATGTTTTGCCGTGGTTGTAGGGTCTTGATGCCCTAATAATTTTTGAGCTGTTTCAAGAGATTTATGCTCATATACGACGATGTTTGTAGCTCTTGACTCTCGGAACAGGTGTGGATGAACACGACGTCCAACTATATTTGTAAAAAGCCCTTTACACCAGTCATTAAAAGTACCGTCTGACACTTGATGTACAGCATACTCACCAGTTTGTTTGTTCTTTGTTTTTGTAACAAACATATAAGGACAATCATCTTCTCCACGGACTTCAAGCCATTTCTTTAAGACATCCATAACATCTGTACCAAACTGCAATTTTCTGACCTTACCTATCTTAGACCGACCTTTACAACGAATATCGTGCGTCTTGTATGTAACAGCTTCAATCTGTCTTTCTGAGCCATCTTTATCAATAACAGTAACCATTTTACGTTTTGGTTTATAATTCACTGCTTCTTTTAACAACTGCTGCGCTTCAGCTCTACGACAGCCTGTACTATAAGAAAACATTAAATAGGCTAACTTCTGCCATTCTTCACGATTCCTTAATTCATCACACAAGTTCTCATATTCTTCTGGTGTCAACGGAACCTTTTCTCTTACCTCACCTGTCTCGACCACCAACATCTCAGACGTTACATAATTCCTAAAAGTAGGGTACTCTTCCTCGTAAAACGATTCGATAAACTTGTTAAAAGCACTAACAGATGACTTTTTAAATTTAATAGCATATGTGGACATCCCACGGTTAGTAAGCCAATTCAAATAGCGCATAAATTCTTTCTTTTTGATTTCAGTACAATTTTTATTGTTGAGATTTTCTTTTACCCACCAAAAATATATGCGTAGGGCAGAGGAGTAAACAACCAAACTCTTTTGCGCAAGATGTGTCTGATTGGTGAGATATTCCTCTACCATTTGTCTATTAAAAGGGTTTACTTGTTCCCACATTTCATCTGTTATATCTTCCGACCTTTTTGCATTTTGTCCGTTCATTTACTCACATCCTTCCCACAAAACAAAAAAAAGAAAACGACCATCAAGCCGCTTCCTTTAAAATTTCTTTTATTTTATCATCAATCATTATTTTATAATAATCATTTTTTGCCGCCCAATAGGGAATTTCTAAATAATAGTACCCACTTTTTAAAGCAAAATCTTTTTTATACGAATCTTTCCATTGTAAGTATGACAACTCATATTCAGGGGTTGTCCCAAAAGACTTGGCTGCCATATTAGCAAAATTAGTAATAACATAATGTTGAATGCCATGCACCTCAATAATTAATTTGAGAGATGTAATCTCATTATCATAAGGTAACGGTCTTCTTGTATTCGGATTTATTGCAGTGATTGTACATTTATGTTCATGAAGGGTTTTGTAACCTAATACATTATTGATGTATTTTCTTACACATTCTTCTAATTTGGATTCGTTCCTTTCTTTTACACAATCTGGACATTCAAAATCGTTATGATGCGCATTGCAAATGGTTCTATATGTATCAGAATGCTTACCACAGCCACACTTAAACCATGCCTTTTGACCAGATTTTGGCTTGTATTCATATGGCGATTTTGTGTTTTTATCAGACCATAGATGAATAATGTCTGGATATAAATGCCCTAAACTATCAAGTTTATGAACTCTTGTATTGTAGCAGTATGGGCAAGTAATTATCCCGCTTGTCCTTGTCAAATCAACAGCCTTTGTTTTGTACGAGCCATGATAATTGGTGTTTTGACATTTAATCCAAATATATTTTGTGTGATTGGAAGAGGAAAGATCATAAGGATTTATGACATTCTTTTCATAGTCCCAATATTTCTCTAAAAAAGTCATTTCCGAAAGTATCAATTCCCCACTGTGCCAAAGAGTGGCATTTCGAGCAATGGCAGTTAATAAGCCCGTTGGTTATACTTTTTACCATATAAGCAGTTGATTCATGTCGTTGATTTTCACACATTAAATACACAAGTTTTTTGCTGCCACGAGATATTTCACTTGGCTTAAAGCTATTCTTTGCGTAATCAAATCGTTCCAACAAAGCAGGATTATTATCTATACACCATTTCTCGAAGGAGTTGCAGTATGGACATTTTAATTTAATGTTCATATTTGTAATAGAATTGATATTATATTTGCGTTTTGTCCCACATTTGTCACAAATGAACCAATATTCTTTATGTTCAGAAAATGAGATGTCCTTAGGAGACGCACTGTTATCATCATATGACCATGATTTAATAAAATCAATTTGTTCATTCTCAACACACCAATCATAAAACGATTTGGCTTTATATTCAACATCTATAAGTTCATATAATTTATCTCTTGTACCTATTCTGTCAAATACACTTAAAGAAACAGTATTGTATTCTTTATGTGCAATATTGATAGAATGAGAAGTTAGTTCCCCGTATTTATCATAAATAAATCTCAAATCAGAAACAATTTGTTCTTTCGAGTATTTCATTTTATAATCTCCGTTCTCTCCGTATCAATAAGTGTAAATAGGAGAGGGCAGTGGGATACGGAGTACCACTATTACAAGGCTCATGACTTCCTTGCTATCCTCTCTATTTTCTATCAGCCCAATGTCAGGTGTGACCTGATAAATGTTTCCCAAACACATCGGACACTGTATTATTCGTCATATAGAAGCATAAAACAGAAGAAAGAGGGTGCTTAAACCCTCTTTCTTTGTAAAAATATCTATTATTCGTACCGAATTACCAGAAGAACCCCCAATCAATCATCATATCGAATAACTGCTTCTCGTCATCTGACAGTTTATTATAAGGTCTGCCATTAAGAGAAGCCTCAAAATTTACCGAAACAGGGACTACAAAAGAGTTGTCTTCGCTATTTTTCCCTGCGGTTTCTGTTTCAGCTTCAAAGTCATCTTCAAGGTCGTCTATTTCTTCTTCAAAATCACTATCCAATGTAAATACTTGATATTTATATCCTTTATCATCAACAAGGCGTACATATCTTGCAGGAACCTCATCGCTGACGAACTGCACATCTACATTGGTCATGACATATTCTCCATTGTCTTTCTTTATAGGAACCACAGAAATAATGAAATCTTCGTCAATAACCAAGCGATAAAGGTCATTGTATGTAAATTCGTCCATTTGGATACATTCTATATCGGTTGTATATCTATCAAGTATTACGCCGAGTATTTCAGCTATGGTATTACCATAACCAAGAAACGCAGCAGATGTGATTTTATCCTCATCAAACAAATCTGTTGTATATTCAACTAAAGTGCCGCTATTTGCGAACGGCTTTATTTTCGTTATATTATTCATAAATTATGTTAAAATCTCCTTTTTTAAGATAATTCTATTGGATAACAAGCACGAATGCCCTTGTCTCCGACGACCAATACGGTCTGTGACGGTTTCCCCGTCAATCTCTTTTGCCTTGTAAACTCATCACCACTACCGCAAAGTGAACCAGACTGCACAACTTTGATTCCCGATACATCAGTCATCGCGGGGAAATGTTTATGTCCACACAAAACGCAATAAGGAGTCATTTTAGCCCATAAAGCCAATTTGGCTATAGATGTGTCATTCATAGGGTCGTAATCCCCGTGTACCCCGAAGTAGAGTTTATCGCGTACCCAAAACACCGTAAAGGTATCATCAATATTGTCATCCTCAACCACAATATTCTCACAATTCTTGAGCAAAGATTTAATGAACCATGGAATAAGCAAATCTAAACGTTCTGAAATTAAAGCATCTTCTTTTTTTTCAATCCGAGAGTGATTACCTCCAACAGAATGTATCGTGACTTTATTGAAGTATTTGCCTAACGTATAAACAAAATCTGATATATATTCACAGGCTAATTTGACCTGTTCTATTACGTTTTCTTTGTTTGTAACAGAGATTGTCTTATGAATTGACCCACTTATCAAATCTCCGAGTAGGATTATTTCACAATTTTCTGCATTATGAGTGCTCTGAATTCCAATAATCTCAGCTAAATATTCATTTAATCTATTTTTTGCTATCTCAGAGTTGTAGCAGCCATCAAATGTATAATGTTCCGAGCCGATGTGTAAATCAGATAAGCAAACAATCATATCATTACCACTTTGAGTTGAAACAGGAGAGTAGGCTATATATCGTTTATCGGATATACGACTAAGCATATCTTCTATTTTTTCAACGGTTGTTTCCATTCGTGCGGTTTCGCGCAGCCTTCGGTTTAAGTCAATCCTTTCATCATAAAGTTTACGCTTTTCTTTTTGGATTTCTTGCTTTTGCTCACAAAGTTCCTGTATATAGTCACTTTCGTCGCTGTATTTGCCAAATACGCCCGCTTCGTAGAATCTTTTAGCCTGCTGGTAAGGTTTGCGGTAAGCAGATTGCTCATATGGAGTATCTTCATCCCTAAACTCTTTATTGAGAATATTTGCAATTCCATCCCAATTCATGTCCAATGTGCCAGAATCCTTGGCTTGTCCTAATCTCCATATGGTTTGTTCCTCATTTTCGCCTTCAAGTCGATGTAATTCAGTAATAACTATTCACCCCTTACCACTAATTCTTTTGCTTTATCAGCGTAATTATCCTCGATATACACCCTTTTAGCCCCGCCTAATGTACGATAGTGCCCGACAGGTTTACCGCCGTTTATAGGTGATATAAAGCCGTTACAGGTGTTCTTTATAATCTTGTTGTTGAATAGAGCCTTTAGCTCTTTCTGTGATACTGGTTTTATTGAAATAACCTTCTTTCTAATTGAATATTCACCCTATGGGTGTACATTTTCTTTGTAGTGTGAAAATGCTCTTAAAAATATCACTGAAATTGGTTGCAAGCCCAAGTGCTGACCTTGGTTTCTCTGACTTATGAGGACAGGAAGATACCGACCTACCGCTTGCAATACAAGAAAAAGAGCCAGCGCTATACTGGCTCTCGTGAGGTTCAGCACACCGACCAAGGAGAACCCTTAGCCGATGTGCTGATATGAATTGAAATATAAGATAGAATAAAAGTTTTATTGTAAAAGATGTTTCTCTCTTTCCTATACTGGATAGATAACCCACCAAAAACCTTAATATACGACTTAGTTATGCGATTTGTCGCCATTTTCTATTTTATGATTTCCCATTTTGTATTTTTTTGAAGCTTTTTTCCAACTATTTTTACGCCTCTTATCTGCGCATGCATCACAATACATTTTTTTGTTTCCAGTCTTTTTGATTAATGCCTCGCAGTCCTTGCATCGCGTCAGATATTGTGATGCTGACTTCTTCCCATTATGTTTGATACCGTAATATTCCTTTTGGTAGTTTTTAAAATACCCATCCAAGCCTTTACAAAAATATGAAATACAGAAATGGTCTTCGTTCCAACAGTCACTATGATTATGTATTATACTTTTATCCTCATAATCATCAATGGATATATAATTATCAAACATGCGTCTAAAATATTTTTCGCATTCTTTTTTATACTTCATCCAAGATAGCTGCATTTTTTGTTTAGAATAGATTTTCTTGATTTCTTCCGCTTTGAATATTGCATTATCAATAAGCATAGTTACATCATCGGCTTCCATATATTCACCATCTATCCAACGATAATATAATGTTTTTGGCATTCTGATTAAGTCCATATACTCTTTATTTGAACATATACGAGCATCAAAAAGATTGGTATATATATTATTAACCTTTTGTCTAATTAGGCTTATATAGCCTTTTTCTTTGCTCATAGACCGATATGAGAGATATTCAACGTTAGACCATACATCAAAAACTTTTCCCAAGTCTGTTTGTAACAAATCCTTTCTAACGTTAAACTTAATTGATTTTGTTATTATTTTACGTTTATTTTTACTCGACCAGATGTTAAAGCAAAAAGCTTTAAATATGTCATCCTTCATTATGTCGTCTGTCGCTTGTTGATAATCATCAAGTATCTCGTACATATATTTATCATCTACGTTATATATTGATATCACGCTCCTCAAATAAATAGTATTTTCCTAAATACTCATAAGCATTGTCTGTTTTGTATGGTGTTTCAGTAATTGATACGATTTTGTTTTTTGGTGAGTTATTACACAGGTTTTTGATAATATAATCTCCGTATCCAAGCCAAGCCAATTGTTTATTGATTGAATTATTCAAATATGACGCTTTAATTACATAATTAGCAAGCAATTCTTCGTCTGTTATTAATTTAACTAATTTATTTTTGTATTTCTGTATGACAATGTCAGGCTCATTGAAACTTTGCTCGTGTTCTTCCTTGGCTTTAAGAGCATCTTTAAACTCTTTACTAAAATCATTTATTATATGACGCACCTGCTTGATAATTGATTTATCATTTAACTCTAAATCATTATTTAAAATAATACAACTGGTATTAACCACTGATTTATCCCATATAATCTTTTTTCGCTCCCAAGTGTTAATATAATCGCATAACTCATTCATCGGAGAAGGAGAGCGATATGCGTTGAGTTTGATTTTTGCGGAAGGGTCTTCAATAGTTCTATTTTTCCGGCGCAGTTTCTCATATGTTGATAGTTTGCTTGGATAGTTATATAGCAAAAACCAAGGAAGCTGTTTTAAATGTTTGCGTAATCCAGCGTTCATTTGCCACCTAATGCCTGTTTTAATAGAATCAATTTCTTTACCTTGAAATAATCTCAATAAAGAAGCTAAATCATCATAAACCCTTTTAACGTCCTCGTTTGTTGTGTATTTGTTTAGTATACTTGTTGCGCAGTTTGTAATCTCACCAATCCTACTATCTCTGGTGGTGAGTTCATAGTTAATAAGGTTTTCCTTAGTATAGGGCTTGGTTTTTGCTGTCGCTTTATCCTCAATATCAATAATTATAGGTTTATCTATTTTTGTGTTAATGATATTAGGGTCGTTACATAGAAACACAGCATCTCCGTCTTCGTCCATTCCGCCTTGTTGGGGTGCTGAAAGGTCATACATATTTATCATACAAACATCTTGGTCTTTAAAATGAGAAAACCATTTGTCAGTAATATCGTTTGATACAATTTCAACAGAATTGACCTCTGAAGGGTCTACAAGAGGAGAACGAAATGACAACACTCGCCCCTTATCCAATGTGTCAGCAAAAAATTCATGTTCTTTAAGACACCCCACAGGCTCTCGCCCTGCAACATATTCCAAATAACCTATCATATCTCCAACAACAGTGTGGTAAAATCCATCTGCATATATTTTGCCAACCTTACTTTCTGCAATATATTTTTTGAGTTTTCTATGTATGAATTGCTTAACTGCAACATCTTTTAACATTACATCATTGATTAAAACAGCTTCAAGATACTTACTTTCAGCAGAATAATTTTGTGTATCATTCATGCCCATGAATTTGTATGTGTAAAATTTATCCCCCTTGATAATTCTTTCAAATAAATCTGTAGTATATTGTGCGACTTTAATCACTACGTCCTGATTATGCTTAGAAAGAATGTCATATTTCTCATGCTTTGTATCTCCATAGAAACTATCAATATATTTTGAATTCCACAAATCAAGGCATTGTAAATATTGAAAGTTCATACGAGATTTCAGATTCAAATCTTTCATATGGTGACTGTATTTGCTTATTCCGAGTTGAAAATGATACTTATTTAAAGTTTCAAGATAGGCTTTCCATGCATCATCACCATATTTTTCTTTAAATATTTTGTGACCCTTAAACATGCTTGTATTCCAGATACAATCAATCGTATCCACAGGATGGAGTTCGCCATATACATCAAGGATTTCAGTAACTCCCATTTCTTTTAATATTTCTCTAAAGGGCACATACACAGAATAGCCTTTAACGAATGGAAGTCTAATTTGATTGCCAACTGCAATATAGTCCAACTCTAATTCATTACTGATTTTCTTCGCAAATTCGATTTCATGGCAACCACAACCATCAAAGGGGGATAGTTTAATGTCATGATATCCTTCTTCAATTTCCCGTACAGAAACATTTTTCTTTTCGCCAGTGTCCTTGTCTATAATTTCTTTTTTTCTATTAACCACATAGCGAATGTATTGATTTTTAAGCACTTTTTCGTATTCATCCACTATAACAATATTAGGAAGATAATCTTTAATAAGGGTACAAGAACTAAAAGGCAAGCATCTTTGGGCTTCATATTTGGAAATAACACATTCATCAACTTTAACATCCATTTGAGTTGCGGCATATAATTTATTATATATATTATCTGATACAAATGCTGTTATTCCTGTTTTACCTTGAGAAGCAGATTTGCCAAAACGACTATAATGAATGTTATTATATGTAAATCCATTACTAAGCAACTCTTTTAATTTACCCTCTTTTTTGGGGTTTTTCTTTGCTACTACCAATATCATTTCAGATATATGTTCAGAAAATTTTCCTCTAATCTGTTCTATTTGATTTATTAGGGGAGAATCGCTTTGCTGAATAAGATAATCATATTCCTCATCTTTGCTTAAAAATACGTTATAGTTAGTGTCTAAAATAACAGAGAAGGGAAACTTAAGCATTGTATATAATTGTGTCTTAATCTAAATCACGCTCCTTATAGATTGTCCCAAAATTCTTCAGCATTGCTGTATCCGCCATAATTAATGCTTTCTGCCCACGCATCATTGCATCTTATGTTTGCATTAAGATAACATTCTTCAATGCTATCACAATTACAGCAATTAAAGTCATCACCATAAGGGCATTCTGGAAGATAATCCATTATCAAATCTTTCATATATTCTTTATTTCTCATAAAAGCCTCCTTTATGTTATCCTCTACATTAATATTCGTCATTAATCTTCACAAAGTTGATCAATATCTTCGCCAATAACATTGCCTTCATTATCGGTTACTACGAAAAACTGTGAAAATTCATCATCTTCCGTGATTTCGTCTGAATAATCCACTTTACAGAGAGAGTAGTTGTCATATTCATTTCCAATAAATTTCAATATGTATCACTTCTTTCTTTATAAACTTACTTTAAAACATTCCGAATTTGGCAACCATTGTGCTTTCAAATTTGGCTCATACCGCAATAAATCAGAAATCTGAAATATGTAAAAGGCATAATCCACTTCACCAGAACGCATTGCTTTCAAGATACCGTTGATAAATTGCTTGTACCTTATAGCTTGTGTGTCACCTTTATAAACACCATCTTCATATATACTATGGAATGGACACAGGTTCATTTGCTTTTCATTCGTAGGTTTAACAAGCATTTTCATACGAGCAAAATAGTCTTGCCATTCTGAATCAGTCATATTTTCAGATAGCGTTGTTGCGTTTAAATTTATTTCTTTTAAATCATTTAATGTTGTTCTCAATATTTATTTCTCCTTTATTTTGTATTGAATTTTCTTCAATCCACTGTTTTAGTAGATTTCTCATGCGTATACTCGGTATGTACACATATATTTCTTCGCCATTTCTTATTGCAGAACGCCAGATAAATTGTAGCATTTCGGAAAGGGCAAAGGCATCTTCGTCAACAGATATATTATTTTTGGAAAAGAAATTTTTAATTACGGGGTTTATGTACCTATTTACAGGATAAGCTACAGAGGTCTTATTTGAATATTCGTTACTTGCTCTCATATTAAGTGAAACATATCCTCGCCCGTAACCATTACCGTTAAGTAATGATTTATAGTCCTTAAAGGTTGTCCACATATTTTCAGCAGTTTTTGTTTTTCTTTTATGGATAAAAAAATTGATAATATTATTTTTAAGCTGTTTTATAGAAGTGTTGTTTTTATTTCTCTCATACCACGTCTTTGATAGGTCATATTCTCTATCCCCAATAAGATTGAGTTTTTCATCATTTATAATATGTATTAGAGAGTTATAATCGTGAATTAAAGCATTTCTTTCTGTGCAATCGCAAGTAAACATATAAGTATCTCTGCTATGCCCCTTTACATAAACATATTCGTAAGGCAATTTGTAATAATCATAATAGTATTTCTGAATTTGGGCATTAAACATATAGGTTAAAATATAAATTTGTCTAAATGCATTGAATACTTCTATTGGGAATAACCACATAACAACAGTACCATTATAGTAGGCAAGACTATTTAACTCGCATAATCTCTTTTCCTCCATAAACTTACCATAATAAGGTTTTTCTTTATCACGCCAAGTCATGCGTCCCGTTTCTTCATCTATATCTACAAATTTTTCTGTGAGTATTTTAAAATCTGTATCAGATATTTCATACTTTTCTACTACATCTGTTACTTCATCCATTATCAATGTGTAATTCTTTGCTCTACATAAATCAATTACTTCTAAATCGAATTTTTGGAATAAAGCATGAGTAGATACAATATTATGTCCTTTATTTATGAGTTCTTTTATTCCTTCAAGTTTTCTACCTTTATATAAACAAGGTTGTTTAAATCTTTTTTCAGGACACTCTCTCTTGATACGCTCCACTTCAGACAGATAGGGGGTTATAAATAGAAACTTTTCATCCTCGCTTGATTGATTTATGTAATTGATTGCTGCCGTTGTTTTCCCAACCCCCATTTTCTCATCTACAATTTTTACCTCGCAATTAAATTTTGACAAATACATCATCCTTTCGTTTTTTTTATTCCAATATAATATTCGCTATGAATTTTCTTTTAGATAGTTATTCGCAAGCACCACTGCCGTTTGGCTTGACTCTACATAGTGATTTTGTTTTTTGTTAGGTTTTTAAGGCGGAAATCTAACAAAATTTTTAGAAGAATCCCCATTTTATGCGATTTTTGAGTTTTGATATTTAAAATATTGTTGTTTCTAAAATAAACACAAACCTTACAAAATTGATTTTTTTTGGCTTAAACACTACGTTTCAGAGCTTTTCCCTTAGAAAACAAAAAAGAGAAAAATATATATAAGAGGGGTATATAATAACTGTTGGCTTGTAAGCGTAGCGCAACAAGGCGACAGAGGTATGAGCTTGCTTGCAAGCGATTACCTATAGCTCCGTAGGACAAAGATAGAGTAGGAGAGGGTACAATACATTATTCGCTGTGAGATTTGAGTTTTGTATTAAATATATTTGTAGTTTTAAAACAAGGGTAGGGTAAATAATAGATGATTGAGGAGTTTAATGTAAAATATACCCCCCTATAGTAAATATTCACTTTTTGAATTGGGAAGTTAAATGAATTATTGCAATAAAAAAACAACCAGTACATAAACTGATTGTTTTGTGTAGGTATTATAAACTATTATGCTATCTTTTCTTGTACACTAGGTAACTCATATAATGAAAACGGATCTATATCAATACATTTTGTTATATCTCTATCTCCATTTAAATCCCAAGCTAATGTATTATTAAGAATTGTGCAAGCAGATTTAAAGACTTCAATCTGTTTTAATGAAGAAAATATCTCCTTATCTAATTTAGACTTCATATCATATAAAATAATTTTTCCATCATCAAAATATACATAAACGGTATAGTCATCTTGAGGAATGACTTGAACTACAATGGGGAAGTATTCATTCATTTTTGCAAACTCCTTTCTACATTAATGGATTAATTCTATTAAGCGGTTTATCATCTTTTGCAAGTTCCCAATTTTGCATTAATTCATCCTGATGTATTGCACACCAAGCTAATACAATTTTGAGTTGTTTTGAAGGAAGTGAACCTTTATTTACTTGTATGTTAATGATATCAATCAAAGCTTTATGATTATTATATTCTGCATGAAAGTGTGGTGGGTTATGGTCATCATAATACATTGTTATACGAATTCCATAGAATAATGAGATTTCAGGCATTGTGGTCAACTCCTATAATAGTATTCGTTTGATTAAGTATATCATATACAGGATAAAAAATCAATCTAAAATAATGGAGTTCGAGAGAGGGGGTATATTTTAACAAGAAAAGTATAGAAAATCCTTGTATTATAAGGGTTTAAAGATGATTTTGTATTCAGATTAACCGTTTATATAACAGATGTTTTTTATAAAAATTGATTGAGTTCGAGATAATGGCTTAGTTATGCGATTTGTAGGGGATAGAGCAGGAGATTTTAATTTATTTATAGATGTGTATTTTAAAGAAATGGCATAGGTACGCGGTCTACCGAGCACAGAATCGAACACTTTTGAGGATATTTTGAGTGATTTTGTGTGTATGGGCATGAAAATTTTAACTCAACGTGTGAATGAAACAGATAGGCGGTATTTGATGAGGGGAACAGGGTTTTAAAATGTAAACATACCCCATACCGCATAGATAAGCCATTTTAAAGCTGTGGTAAAACTAACAATTACTATTATACAAGGAACATATTACAACGGCATGTAAGGAATATGTTAAATAATATTGACTGTTTAATAATACACTTGATAGGATAAATTTATCTTTTGTTCGGCAGATATGTTAAAACTATACTATGCATTACATAGTATAGTAAACTTTACATTTATAAAATCAGTAATAAAAACAATACAAATAATACTATGTATCACATAGTATATCAATCATCCTTTACGCCTTTAAAATCATTTTCAATAGCATACTTAACAGCTTCTTTAAAAAACGAGTTATTGCTTTTAGCTCCGCAGGCTTCCATATAATCAGCTACTTTTAGGAAATCTGTCTTTTTTATCTTGACTGTTATTATTTGATAATCTCTTTTTATATACTCCTGATTTTTTAACATCTTTTTTCTTTTCTGCTCATCTGATAATCTACTATATGTAGTCTCTTTTTTCTCGTCCATTGTTCTGCCTCCATATCGAATATATAAGTATAATATCACATCAAAAATGATTCGTCAATATGCCGAAAACACTAAAAAATCAATTTAAAAAAGTTTTGCATACAATATATAGTAATAAAACATCAACAGCACCCAAACAAACACAATATATAGCATGCCTCGATGAACTTAACCGGTATACCGGTATTTTGTGCGCTATGCGAATAGACTTTTACCGGTATACCTGATATAATATAATCAATATAAAGGAAAGACAAACCTTCCACGAAGTCAAAAAGGTTTATGTGGTTTTCATAGCTTTACAATATCGAAAATGCACCTTTAAAACTTAATACCAAAAATAGACTTTACACTTGCTTTTATAAATGGTATATGATACAATGTAACCAATAACCAAAACAAAAGGCGGTGTATAAAATGACTGATAGTGAAAAACTTGATTTGATTATTAACGAAGTACAAGATTTAAAACAAAAACAACTTCAAACACAAATAGCACTTGAAAATACGGTCAATGAAGTTACAAAGATTAATGTAACACTTGAAAATGTTACTAATCGCAATATCAAAATTATTGCCGAAGGACATCTTGACTTGTCTCGTAAACTTGACGAAGCGTTAAAAGTTGAAAATGAAAAAGAGTTATTGCTTATTCGTGTAAATATTCTTGAAAATGAATTAAAACAAATAAAAGAACAGCTTAATAAATCAGCGTAAACAACACATATTCATATACCATTTTAAACGGTGTAAAGTCTATAAGGTGCATAACCTTAACAGGCTCTACACCGTTTTTATTATGGTTTAGTTGTTGGTATCGTCGGGGACGTACTCTATAATGTCCGATGGTTGGCAGTTTAAAAGTTTACAAAGTAAATTCAGGTTATCAAAGTTTATATGTTCTTTTCGTCTGAATTTTGTCATAGTAGCTTCACCAAAGATATTATCTTTGCGCAGTTTATAGCTTGAATATCCAGCAGCTTTTAAAGCTCCCATAATATCTATTTTATATTTTATCACAATTTATACACCTCTTTTAAGTGATTATATCACAACAAAAACTGCTTGTCAACAACCACTAAAACGAGGTGTATAAAATACACAAAATATCCACTTATAATTTGTGCACAATGTTAATAGACAACCACTAATAAATAGTGTATAATAATATTAAAGATAAGGGATAAGGAAACACCAAAACTAAACAAAAAGTACACATACTAAAATACAAAAATATACTTATGTTTGGTATATGTGCAGTGTCAATAAGTCGCATATTTTACAACAAAAAAATAACTCTTATATCTGACACATACAAGAGTTATTAGGAGGTGCAACGATGTACACCGATTACGGTTATATAGGTTTAGCTGATGGTATCGAATATTCTACAGTAGACGAAGCCAAAGAAGTAAACCCGAATAACTAACCTGAAATGTTAAGGGAGCGATAATATCAATCCCTTAAACCTCGGTTACATTATAGCACTTAAAAAATAAAAAGTCAAGGCGAATATTAGAATTGTACGCATACAGCGGTACAAAATTATAAAAAAGGAGTGTTTAAAAATGATAGTAAAAACAGAAATAGCCTTAAAAAATTTTGAATTTTGGAGCGGAGCAGCAGACCGGGCAAAATATTTAACAAATGATGAATTTAATGTTATTGAATCACATATGGACGATATATTTCCCGATGGAGCAGACGAAACGGATATAAATGATTTTATGTGGTTTGAAGATGATTTTATCGCTGAATTATTAGGATATAACAATTTTGAAGAAATTATGAATAGAGACGTTGACTAATCAGGAGAGATAACACAAAATGCACGAAAATAAACTACAGAACCGATTAAAAGCCTATTTTTGCGAGTGTATAAGCGAGATATTTAATATATTTAGTTTTATCAATTCAGAAATAGACAATAGAAGTAAGTAATATATTGAGCTGCGTTATCAGGCTATACGGACAGAAAGAGAAGAATCATGGCAAACTTTTTTAAAAATTACCATAAAGAAAGATTAGAACACAAGGAAAAAGAACGATTGAAGAAAATTCAAGAAGAATTACGCACATATAAAGCTGAATATGAAGATGACGAAATAGAAGTTTTTGGTTATTGTAGCACTGATGATGAAGCATTAGATGAAGCATTTAGCTTTGAAGATGAGCATGGAACATTATTTAATCTATTTGAATTAGATGATAATTATGAAGTAATTAGAACTATATTTTGATAAAGGAGGCAACGCACAAATGAACAATAAACTAATAGAACGTATACGGCAATATTTATATGAATCAGGTGTACCAAAAACAGTGTTTTGTCGTAAGTTAGGCATCAGCACTACATACTTATATAAACTACTTACAGGTGAACGGCAATTCAGTGACAGAATAACAGCGATATTTGACGGATATTTACAGAAGCAAGGATATTAAAGGAGGATAAGACAATGAGAACAATAATAAAAACATATAATGTGTTCAACTACAACGAATTATCAGAAGAAGCAAAAGAGAGGGTCAAAGAATGGTATCTTGATGATGATACAAGAGCGTGGGATTTTTCAGATATATGTAACGAAAATTTATATAACTTGTTTAAAAGCGATTTAAAAGTACAATATTCACTTTCATATTGTCAGGGTGACGGCTTGAACATTTATGGAGAAGTTGAGGCTGAAAAGATTTTCAAATGCTTAGATGAATACAGAGACGTAAAACTGTTTGAAGAGTTTGAAAACATGCTAACAGAAAAAGAAAAGAAAACCATTTTACACTATGCAGACGAGTGCGGAAGCATAAAACTTGAAGAGAATTGCCGCTATTGCTATTCATTGGCAAATTGTATTGATGTAGTTGATGAGTGGAAATATCAGCTTGAAAATTATTCTTGTTTTAAAAATATCAATACAGAGGTATTACAGAAGTTTGAAAAGTTAGTCAGAGGCATTTTTGAAAAATTATGCGGAGACTATGAAAGGGCCGGTTACAGTTATTTTTATGAAATAGATGATAAAGAACTTGCGGAAATTTGCGAAGCTAACAATTATGAATTTTTTGAAAATGGACAAGTAGCATAGAACGGTAGTTTTAAAAGGGAGATGTAAAAATGTCAAAAAATAATTTAGGTATTTTCAAATGGGAATCAGGTTGTGTAAACGATAATATTATTAAAATTTTATGCAAGCAAAATTTAAATTATAGAAGAACATTCAACGGAGATATAGAAGTGAACATTTTCGATAAATGGATTAAGGTAAAACATACTTTAATAAATAAAGATAAAGAATTGTATCAAATTTATATTAATTAAAAGCGTGATTTTAAGTTGATTTTATGGAAGGAGAAGTTATTATGAAGATTAAATATCATCAATACGGAATTGGAGATGAGTATGGAACGGATGGGCTATTGACGGATAATTGGAATCCGGATTTAGATTACGGAAATGAATATGTACATGTGTATTTCAACATTGATACATCGACATATATCAATTTGAATTTTTCTACAACAGAAGATAGAAATAAATGGGAAGAAGAAGCAAGTAAACTTATTGCATCATTAGGAATTATGGAAGATAGCGGATATAAGGTAGAACGCAGTGAGGAAAAATGCGCCTATTTATACGCACATCCACAACAGATTAGCGGTGTTGTCTTGAAAAATGATGTCAAAAAAATTGCAGAAGCAATTAACAAGATGGAATTATCGTCTATTCGTTGGGTAGATTTGAGAGAAACAGTTTATGTTATTTCAGATAATGAATATGAGGAATACTTAGAAGGAAGAAAAAAGGAAATTCGCAAGGAACTATTTGCAAAATCTGTAACAACAAGGGTAACAAAATACTATGCAGCTTTTGATGTGGCGAGGCATATTGCCGAAATGGTTAGATTAAATCGTTTGGGACTTAATGACGGGAAAAATTATGGAGGTGGACAAACTATTGATTACATTTTGAAGGTTGCGGATGAAATGATAGGGGAAGGGTATTTGAAATACTTTGAAAAAAACGGACAAAAGTATATTAGAAGTCTTAATAAAACAGAACAGAAACAAAGCGGATTAAAAAGAGCATAAAATCGGAATTTTAATGATAATGGAGGGGGAAAGTGTTTATTATTAAATATCATGCTAAAGGAAAGAAAACAAAATATTTTGGTGGCGATAAAATTGTTGTCAATAAAAAATGTGCGTTAGCGTTTGGGGAAAACCTGAGAGAAAATTTTGCACATATTGAAAATAAGTATTGTAAACTCGAAAATATTTCAGTATCAGATATAGCAGAAGAAATATATGCAGATAAATATATAAAACTCGGAAAAATAAGCTGGTAGGTAAAGAATTACGAAAATTTTCATTAAGTTTTGATGAATATAAAACGGCTGTATTTGAATAGGAGGATAAAAGAATGGAAAATTCAAACACAAAAACACTAAAAATAACGCTTGTAACCACATCAGATAATACATTTGATGTAGAGGTTTACGAGCCTGAAAGCGGAGAATATCGCCTGATTAAATGCTCCGACAGTGGAGATTTGACGGAGTTTAACGAGGAAATCTTGTCATGGGTGAGTATTATGAGGGACGAAGCAGAGGAGATGGAAGAGAACAAACTTACATATCCGGAATTAGAAGGAATAGACCTTGTTATATATTATTCTAATGCTAAAAACAAATGGTGTGTGACAGATATATCTGATAAAGAGGAGAAAGATGGTCATGGGGTTCCATGGTATGAAGGTGCATATGGAAACTACCTGATTGCATTACGAAACCAAAAAATAACGAATAAATTGTATTTGTATAATGCAGAGGCGGCAAAAGAGGTTAGACCGTATTCTCTGACAACAATGCAATACATAACAACAGAAGAAGAACAAGCGGAAGCGTTTGAAAAATATGCGACAAGGATTATAGAAAGGAAGGAATAAATAATGAATACAATTTTTGAAAGTGATATTATTAAAGTATCAGAGACAGGGCAGGATTATGATTTTATAGCAACTGTATACAATAAAACCAATAATGGAGTTTTTTTCAGCAATTTTGAATATGAAACTAAAATAAAATTGACTTTTTAAAGGAGGAAAATAAAATGACGATAAATACTACAATAGAAAATTTACAGGATATTATAACAAATAACTATTATAGGGGCGCAGAAGCGGTTATAAGCGCAATTAAAGAGAGACAGGATAACAATTCAGTTATGCTTGACACATTAAAGCCTAACGACATATTTGTCGACTCTAAAGGCGATAAATACATAGTAACAAAACAGACAGAAGGCATGACTTATGTTTTGAAGAAAGAGTTATTGCGGGACAGTATGGAATTTGGCAAAGATAATAATTGGACAAACAGTGAGATAAGAGGATTTTTAAATTCAGATTACCTCAAGACTCTTGAAGAGCGATTTGGGGCGGAAAATATTATAGAGCGTGAAACCGATTTGTTTTCTCATGACGGATTGAGAGATTACGGAACGACTACTGACAAGGTTGCACTTAGAACTTATGATGATTATAGAGAACAAAGGGAAATGCTTGGAGAGAACGCCTTTGATAAAGATAGATGGGAATGGCTCTCCACCCCTAACAGCACCCCATCAGGCTACGGCTCTGGCTATGTGCAGGTTGTCCGCTCGGTTGGTTATGTGAACTGTAACTATTCTGATGATCACCGCGGGGTTCGCCCGTTTTTCGCTTTAAAATCTTCTATCTTTGTATCTTTGGATGGGGAGGAATAAAGTTTGAAACATCTAATTAAAACATTCATGCAAAAACAGTATAGAAGAATTTTAAAAGAATGTGGGATAGGTCATATAAAGGAATATTTTGAAAATTAAAAAGAGAAAGGAATTTAAAATATGATTATTTTATTATTTTTAATACTCTTGCTTATTGAGGGGCTTTCATCATGGAGTACAGATTTTGATTGCAGACAAGACGCAATCAATCGGGGTAGTGATATTTATTCATCAAGTACAGGGTTAAGAGATGTTAAAACGGGCAAGCACTGTTATATTGATGTAAGTACGGGAAAGAAAACTTTGTGGTGATGGAAGGGGAATACATATGACTAAAAACATAGTTATAGCGGCACTTATAATAATTTGTACAAGCATGATATCAGTAGCGATAAGTGCACAGGCTTCTAAAAATATATTAGAGCGTGATTATCAGTATCTGGAGGGCAGATATACAGAGTTGTATTTAAACATGCCTTTGATAGAAAATCAGGATTAAGGAGGTAAAAAGATGGGAAATGTAACAAAAAAACGAGGAAAAACGGAAGTATATCCATTTTGGGATCTTAAACATATTACGGGTATGATGAATTGCTTTAAGGAAAGAGAACAATGGGATTTTTATCTTGCATTTATGATAGGCTTACTTTTAGGACGGCGTGTAGGGGACACACTATCGGTCAAATGGAGTGATTTCTATTATGAAAATGGGAAGATGAAAGATGAAATTAGGACTATAGAGGAACAGAAAACTGGGAAAACGGTTGTTATTTCAATATGTCCATTTATGCAGCAAACGCTTAAATTATATGAAAGGAAAACAGGATTATCCTATAAAACGGACATAAATGATTTCATTATGCCAACAGAAGGGAAAGAAAGATGGAGAAAACATAAAAATGCTTCAATATATATTCCTGAAAATAACATTGATGAAATGGCAAAAATTAACCGCTGGGTAGAGTTTTTAGGAAGAAAGTTTAAACCTGAACACATTGATGATATTTATAAACGATGGCTTAAGTATAAGAAAGGTGAGACAAAAAAGAAAAAAACATATAATACTTTGGAAGAGTTTTTGTATTATGAAGAATATAGAATAGAGTTAAAGGCACAGGTGGCGACATACCAAAAGGCATTTAAAAATAATGCTAAAACTGTAGGAATAAATTATAATGTCAATACTCATACAACTCGAAAATCTTTTGGGTATTGGAGCAGGCAGATGCACCCAGAAGATATGGACAGTTTGGAAATATTAAGGCAGATTTATGGGCACGTTTCTCAGGCGATTACGGCTGACTATATAGGAATTACAGGCAAAAAAAAGAAAAGTTATTTCCTTGATATTGGAGAACTCATGGAGAAGGTCGCAAGCGGTGAAGAATTTGTTATAGATAATACTCCGGTTATATCCATTAAAACAAGCGATTTAAGAGATATTCTGACGTTTGCTATTACGGATAAATCCGAAACGGCGCCGCTGGATATGATGAATAAGCTTATGGGCATGGTTGAAGAAAGTAGAGTAGTATAATGGGAAATATTGTATAGGGGGATAGACAGGGATAGAAAAATTTGATATAATAGGAGTGATTTATTATGGATTTAACAAAGAAACAGATTATGGAAGCGATGAAAACCTATAAATATCTTAAACAGCAGTTGATTTGTTTGAATAATGCGGATAGTCATTCTATAAATCTTGTTGCACAAAAATTAAGTGATACACGACTTAGGTTTGCCAAAGAGGAAAGAGAATTAAATAAACAAAATGGATTTTTAGATATAAGATACGGAAGCGTTGAATTTACTATAATGCAATATGAATATGGGTTGTATTATATAGATATATCATCTGGAATTAGAGTATATAGGAACAATCATCTTTTGGGAACTTTAGGTAAAGATGATATAGAATTGCTTGAACAATGGATTTAGAGGTGGATTTATGGCTGAATATAAACTAAAGGAATATAAACACAAATCTGAAGAGCAGAGAGAATATTGGAATGCTGCTATTGGGTTGCAAGATGTTGACGGTTTGAAACCCTCAAAATATTTGTATGAATTATCAGAACAGAATATTCAAGGAGAAATTACTACACAGGAAGTCAAGGAAAAGCTGACAACATATTATAAAACTGTACCCGATAAAGAACGAGCAGAAACGATGGAATGCGATATTGTTTCTGCAAGAATTGTAGAACTATTAGCAGAGGGAACAGTATCTCTTAATCCATCAGTGTTAAAATCTATCCACAGATACCTCTTTGACGAAATATATGACTTTGCAGGACAATTCAGACCGTACAATATAACAAAAGAGGAAGATGTATTATGTGGTGATACGGTGAAATATGCTAATCATTTTGAAATGCAAGACATTTTGGAATATGACTTTGCAACAGAGAAACGACAGCAATATTCTAAAATGAGTAATGAGCAGATAGTTAGAAGAATATGCGAGTTTTCCTCATCAATCTGGCAAGTACATCCTTTTGGAGAAGGAAATACACGGACAACAGCCGTTTTTATAGAATTGTACTTGAATAGTATTGGCTTTAGTATAAACAATGATATGTTTAAGGAATATTCAAAGTATTATCGAAATGCTTTGGTAAGGTCAAATTATGCAGATTATAGTAAGGGGATAGATGTGGATTTTTCATTCTTGGAAAAATTTTATACCAATCTGTTATTTGACGGAAATTTTGAGCTTAACAATGACGATATGATTATATCAAAGTAGGTTAGAATAGGAGTTTTATTAAGGAAGGAATTTTAGTATGATTTTAGAAGAAATTGTTATGAAATGTAATCATTGTGGATACTGTTTTGATGGGTCAAACATATATAACTGTCCTAATTGTGAAAGTGATGACATTTCAGATGAAGATTTAACCGAAGAAGAAATTGAAGAGGTTTGTGGGCGTTGGTATGTAGATTAAGATAAAACGATTCTTTTAAGGGAGGTAAAAAACAATGATTAAGCATAAATAATGAAAAATTTTTAGTAGGGACGGTGTAATAAGCAGTACATAAACCAACTACAAGGAGGGTATCGCTATGCCATACTTTAATTATCACGCTAAGGCTAAAAAATTAATTGCAGAAGGACATTTAATTGACTGCAAATTGGTGGATAATTGGAATGGTATAGCCCCGGCGTTGGTACTTTATTTTGATAATAATAAGCCTATGCCGATTAGAGAGCATAGATTTGAGGAATATTTTGAGATTCTAAAGGAGGAAAATAAATGAAATTTAATTGGAAAACAGAGGGAAAACGCAGTGGATTGTTTATAAACGATATAGAAATAGCGTATATAAGCCATCCGGGACGTTATGAAGGCTTAAAAGATTATCTATACTGTATGCCCGTTAGCGGTGGATATACCGAGGACTGTCTTGTATCAGACAACCTTGAAGACGCAAAGAAAGATCTTATAAATATCGTTATTGAGAAATACGGTAGGCAGATAGAGGTATGGAAAGAATGTATTGCCGATTACGAGGAACGAGTAGGTATTTTACAATGTGAAATTCATAAAGATGCATAGAGTATAATTGTTCAATAAAATGCGTGATTTATTTAAAATTTTCAATAAATAATAAATTTTGAGGAGGAAAATATAATGATTAAAACTAAAGCTATTGTTTTCGGATTGGATGAATTTAGTGAGTGGTTGCAAAAAATCACAGATGGAAATGCGGACATGGTGGTTGATGGTGGGGAGTGTTGCATGGTTGGTTCAGAAGATATCGACTTGGAGACTGAGGTTTATGAAATAATGGGCAAAAACCTTAACGAAAAAGTAACGGATATTATTGCCGATTCAAATAATTTTAAAGTGGCTGTTGTTTGTGAATAATACACTTTAAAATGAAGATTTTAATATGAAAGAAGGGATTGGGTGGAAAATCTAATAAATCCATCGCAAATTGTTGATACGGAAAATTTATCAGAGTTTGACGAATGGGTGCGGAATGGTTTAGAGAAAGCTGAAGAAATGATAAAAGATACTGCTGAAAAATGATTTGGCAGTATCTTTTTTTTAGTAGAAGCTTATTGAATGCAGTCCTTGCAAGGTTCGTAACCAGCATTTATAGCGTCTTCAAAGGAAAATTCTATAAGATTTTTAGACCGTTTAATGTGTCTACAAGTGACTTTGTGGTATTTTTTGCCAGAAGATGTCACATATACTGTATTTTGGCTCACAGAATCAGACAATTTTGGAATTATAGTTGGCGGCGTCGTATGTACAATTGTAGATTGGTTGTACTCTGCTTCTACCTCTATAGGCGAAGTAGATTCGCCTTGCAAGACGGACAATTTGCCTGCAAAACATGCAAATAACGATATTATAATTAATGTAATAACTCCTGTAATAAGAGCAATTTTTGGCTTTAGAGAGAGGGGTTTAATCTGGTGTTTATATATCTCATGCCAATATATTTCCGCAACATCAGTGGGGATTTTATATGTTACTGATAATTCAGCGGAAGATTTAATACCTTTAAAAGATATTCTGTCTGGTGGCGTTATTATGATTGCTGCCATTAGTTGTGCGTCATGGTGCTGTTCTGTTCCGTCTGTTGTGTGATTAAGTAAATAATGTGCTATTTCATGAGCAATGGCGAAGTTGCTGTATGGGTTATTCTCATCATAATAAATGGTGTATTCTCCGTTGTTCATAGCGAGAACGGCGTCTGCGTCTTTCAATGGATAACATTCTTCTGTGAAATCGTATTTGCATTCTATATGATTTTTAGTTCTTATATTTAGCTGTAACGCTATATCAAATGCGTTTTGAGGTATATTGTCGGAAGTATAGGTAATTCTTTGATTTGCTATAGCTAAGAGTTGGTCATAATTCATTATATGTTAACACTCCTCGTTGTTTTGCCATGTAGAGTTTAATAATGGTGGTACTTGACGAGCCAATCCATATAAATATGCTTTTGCTTTGTCTTTAGAAATTTCATCTAAACAATTCCATAAGTTCAATATTTCAGACTGTTCATCTGTGGAAGGTTGCATCCCTTGGAAAAATTGTGGTACTGTAATATTAAAACCTTGACAGATTTTGATTAAACTGTTCATAGTGGGAATATGATTCTTTTTAATCATTGTATTAAGAGCTGAATATGCTATATTTGAATTTTTGGCAAGACGGTACAATGTCCAACCTCTTTGTTCGCAAAGTTCTTTTACATGGTTTACCACGAAAATATCCTCCATTTTAAATTACTCCTTTTTTATGATAATATTATACTATATTATATCCTATTTTTTTAGATGTATAATTTCGTCATATTATGTCGTAAATTTGTATGTTTTGTGTTGAAATTTGGAAAATTATGTAGTATAATATATACAAATAGAAGGGAGATGGAAATATTTTGTGTACAGTAGAAAAGCCGTTGCTCACCATTGATGAACAAATAGAAAAGATGTTACAAAAAGGAATTACTATTAAATATTGTAGTAAAGATGATGCAAAACAATTTTTAACCGAAAAAATAATTATTTTCGCCTAATGGCGTATAGACAAATATATGATAAAAATCCAGTAGGTGATAATATAGGGAAATATAGAGGTTTAGATTTTCAATACCTAAAAGAATTATCAGCTATTGATATGCATTTTCGCTTCTTAATCATTAAAATGTGTTTAGATATTGAACACTATTTGAAGATTGATTTATTGAATAAAGCTGAGAAAAGAGGGGATAATGGATATGAAGGAGTGGATTTGTTTTTTCAAAACACACAAGCTGAACGAATTAAGCATAATATATATGGTAAAAGATTTTCTCCATATTGTTCTGATTTAATTAATTATTGTTTTGAATTTGACGAGGATAATAATTCTATATCCAGTTATGAAAAATGTAGAATATGGGATTTGTTAGAATGTTTAACTTTTGGAGAATTTTTGATATTTTATGAATTTTATCACCAGCAATATAAAATTCATAATAAATATATAAAAATTATTAATAGTGTAAAGAGTTTGCGGAATGCATGTGCTCATAATAATTGTGTGCTATCTAAATTAAGAGATAAAAACTGTCGACCTTGTTGTGAAATTGCTAAATTTGTTTCAAATATAAATGGTATAGGTACAAATACACGGAAAACTCAGTTATCAAGAAGAGTGGTATATGAAACAGTATGTTTAATATATATTTATAAAAATTTAGTTCCGAACGGTTTAAGAAGTCATAGGATTACTGAGTTAAAAGAATTATTTACGGGAAGAATGAAACGCCATAGTAAATATTTTTCAAATCAACAAACAATACAAGCTGCTTATAAATTTATAAAAAAAATACTTGACAATGTAGAATAAATGTGATATAATATGCATGTTATCATAAAAGTGTGTAAACACTTTTTGCAAGGAAGAATACACCTGATATTCTTCCTATTTTTTTGCAAATTTATAATCAAAAAATAGCCTATCAAAACGATAGGTTATTTTTTATATTGTTGGAGTGTTACAGTCATCAAGTCAAGAGTGCTATCTGGGATATCTCCTTCTTGAATAAGTTTAATAAGTATATCCTTTTTAGGATTACGGATAATATTTTCTGGTTTACTTAATACAGGAATGGGGTTACCATCGATAGAGCCTGTATTTGCTGCTATGATGTGGGGAGAGGGAGAGGTATCATTTTTATAAGATGAGGGTAATAGTCCTTTCTTTTTTAATGATTCAATATCTTTTTCTGACAGATTAGATATTTCTTCTCCCATTAAATAATCTACAGAAATGTCAAAGACAGATGCTAATTTTCGCCACATATCATTGTTGTCGGGTTTTCGGATATCGTTTTCATAATTTGAAATTGTACTTAAAGATACACCTAATAATTTTGCCAACTCTTGACGAGAATAACCTAATTGATTTCTTAATTCATATAATCTATGAGCAAACATATAATCACCTCGTACACATAATAACACATCATGTGTAACTTGTCAAGTATTTCTACGTAATATTTTTGTAACAAAAGTAACGCAATTGTAAAGCGGGGAGGTATTGACATTTAACACGCTGTGTGTTAATATACAAATAGTTCAAATGACACGAAACGTGTTAAGGAGGTAAGGTAGTGGACAAGATATTAAGAATTAAAGATATGTTGCGTTTGACAAATTCTCAATGTGCAGACCTATTTGGTGTATCTTATTCTGAAATGTGCAATATTATTGAAGGGAAAATTTCGATATCAAATAAGATATTAAAAACATGCAACATATTGGAAGAAATTTTTTTAAATCAACTTAACACGCAATGTGTTAAAACCCATAGAATAGGAGATGAAACAGAATGAACAAAGATGAAGAAATACAGCTACCTGTTGTACATTCATATAATAATCAAATAACTATGAATTTCTCGGCAGATAAGCAAGAAACTAAATTTTTTTGGACATGAGCCGAGGGGTACCGATGTTTTTATTGATATGAAAATAACATTGCGGTGCGAAAAAGAAAAACCTCATTATAACAAGGCAGATGTTATGGAAGTAGCAAAGGTTATTTTCGAGCAAGTAAATGAATATTTTGGTTAATTTTATTGAGTACTTCTAATTCAGACTTTACATCTTTAGGTTTGGTGGCAGTATCTGTTTTAACAATATCAAAATTCATCAAATGAGAGGTTGTAATTATTTTACCCAAAGTTTCATATTTGATTGTAACGGTAAAATTATTAAAAGGAGTATCAATGTTCCCCTTAACAAAAATTGTTTGATATGATCGTTTTGGTGCAATAATACTTCCTATATAATGCGGGAATGGATTGACGCTTATAAGTTTTGAAGTGTTTATTTCTCTGTCGCATTGGTGGTGCTTTGCGATACTTATTCTTTCAGTCCTTCCTTGTATTATGTGGATTTGCAAATTAGGCGCTGATATGAAGCACCTACCCAAGCGGTCTATGCTTCCCGAAGGGTTAGAGACAAAGAAGCAGTTATTTAAAAATAATTTTATAAAAGATATAGTTTAAAGGAGGGACAGGCTATGTTAAAGGGCAATAAAAAACGACCAACGCTGGGTTAGTCGTTAGAACGGAAAATTTTTTCAGCTTGTTCTATGAAAGAATCCTGCTCTGATTTGGTTAAGTTGAGAAAGTTTTGAATAACAGTAGTGGCTTTATCAGAGAGGTTATATTGCTCTTTAATGGACGATAAAGGAGTATCGTCGATAGGATTGAACATATCGCCTTCGCCTGTGCGTAACCAATCAGGATTGACATTGTAGGTCATATTAAGCATACGGATATGTTTGTCATTAACTTTACGAGTGGCGCTTTCTAAAGCGGATACGCCTGATTTACTCAGTCCCATTGCAAAGGCTAAATCTTCTTGACTGATACCAAGTGTTTGACGAAGTTCCTTAATTCGTTTGTTCATAATCATCATCCTTTCTTTATTTGTTATGATTGTATGCTAATTATACTACACTGCGTTCTGTTTGTCAACACCGCGGTGAAATATTATCGAAATATTTGTAACATAAATGTAAATATAAAACAATACAAATAGGATTGACAATGTTCTGTATGTATGATAACATACAAATAGAACAGAACAATATACAAACAAAGATTGGAGAGAAAGTTTATGAAAAACTTAATTGAACTACTGAAATTCTTTAAACAATTGAGCAAAGAAGAACAACAAAGGGTTTTATTAATAATAAATTCAAGAGTAGGAGGTGAAACAAAATGAACAAGGATGAAATGATTATAGAATTAAAAGAGCATTTCTTTAATCTTTCTAATGTAGCAAAGCAAATGATTAAAGAAAATGACCATGCAGAAATATTCAAAATTGTAGATACAATGATTAGAATATTCAACACGGTCAATAAAGAAATGAATGACTAATCATTTTCTATTACAAGCAAAAAAGAGAACTGTTGACGGAACAACAGCCCTCTTAATCTGGTCATCGCTCGTAGTGAAAATACCAATGCTTATCACCATTAGCGTAACCAGCATCAAACTTACGAATTGGTTCTTTATGTAACCGCATTGGAGTTAAGCAAGAGAGTAGTTTAAACATATTATTAAACAACTCAATTACAACGAAGAGCCAATTTAGTAAGTCGATGGTCATAATAGATTGTAAAAAATCTATTACGCACACCTCCTTATAATATTTTTAATTATAAGAGAGGCTCATCATTTCAACAATATGTGTCAATAATGACCTCTCTATATAAAGATAGGCGGATGAACATATTGGAGAATTGATGATAAATTGAATGTAATATCATTAAGTGAACCTTAATGACAAAGTTATTATATCACAGGTATATTGAAATTACAACAAATAAACTAAAAGTCGTACATCATATGCCAGAGGGCAAATAAAAAAGTATCGCTCTTGTATAGCGATACTTCAGCCGTCAAGCCTATCGAGACGCTTCAATTTCAATTAAGTCAAACAGGTTAATTGAAAAATCACTATATTGTGACAGCATAGCTACAAGCTTATGAGAGAAGACAAGTAGCAACACTATAACCGCAATAATAACAATGCAGCCCACAATATAAGCAGTGAAAAGATGAGACTTCAAGCGTCGCATTGCGACGCACAAAAAGTCAAACATAGTTTGCCTTCTGCCATATGGTGTACGAAGACAACCATATTCTTTCTGTCAAGTGCTTACTAGTGATAGTCAAAAATACCTATCTTGTATCACATGGCAGGAATATTATAACACATTTCGATAAAATAAAGCAAATTGACATACTATAGGGGGGTAGCAACGATGATTAAAAGATTATTTAGAAAATTGATAGAACATATGACATTCAAGAAAAGAAAGTCACAAATACTTCAAACAGCAACAGACTTTTGGAATGAATGTGAGAACAAAATCAAGGAGCAAGAGAAATATGACAAAGCAATATAATCATCCATGTACTATAGACAAAAAGTATTTAGATAACCACTGGGAAAAAATCAAAGAAAAAAGTTTAAAGCCTATATGGTACAAACATAAGAAGAAATATGAAGAAGTTGGGCTTGAATATGGTGATTTTCTAAATATTGCATATATCATGTTGGCGCAAGAAATACATAAATATAACCCTCAGCAGTCAAGTATTTACACTTATGCTCGAATGTTTGTAAGTAAACGGATGTACTCATATATTCGCACTATATCTGAGCGTGACAAGACCAAAGCGAGTGTATATCATGAAAGTTTAAATGCGCCTATAAAACAAGGTGATAATACTACATTGGGAGAGATTATTCCGGATGAAGGTAAGAATGATAACACAGATTGTAAAAAGGTTCGTAATTATTTATCCAATTTGTCACGAATACAAAAAGATATACTAATATATCGTTTATTAGGTTTTGGACAAGATGACATAACGAGTGATGGTGGAATAGCAAAAAAACAGTATCAGTTTGCTATGAGTAATATGAAAATGCCAGAAAAAATATCAATGTTTAATTTGAAAGGAAGGTTAAAATGAGAGTAATACCATTATCAACAGACGAAGCTCGGCGTATTGGAGAGTTATCAGATGAAATAAGCAGGGAGATTCTACGGTTAGACCATCCTCTTCAAAGACATGCGAAGAACTGGAATTCGTCCAAAAAGGGTAACTTTATTCGCAGAATACTTCAAAATGGAAGATTTTTACCATTGCAGGTTTGTACTCAAGCAGGTGTAAATGGTTGTGTAGTACGATATTTGATTGACGGGAAACAGCGTTTAACTACAATACAATCTTATGTACAGAATGAATTTGCAATTCCGAAAAAGGGAATTTTGGATTATGAAGTTACATACGATGGCATTCTCTATGAGGTTAAAGAGGGTGCATTTAAATTTACACTTAAAAAGAATAAAGGTAAATTAATTCCTATATTGGATAAGGAAGGCAAAACTCAGAGAGCGGAACAAACGATAGACATTAGAGGATTGAAATTCTCGGATTTGCCACCTGAATTACAAGAACAAATTGAAAAATATATGATACCTATACAGGTAAGACATAACTGCACAGATGAGGATATTCAATTGGAAATTATTGATTATAATAGCGGCGCACCTATGAATGCTGCGCAGATAGGCAAGAGTTATTTGGGGGTAAAGTTGGCTGATGAGATAACCAAGCTCGCTCAGCATGATATTATAATGGCAAAGTGTGGGTTCAGTGCTACAAATGAGATAAAAGGACTTGTTGAACGCAGTGTTGGCGAATCTCTTGCTTTGATTGCGTTGGGTGTGGATTATTGGAAATCAGACTATAAAGAACTTTGTTCTGATATGGCTAAATCTATATCTAGGGAAGATGTTGATAGGATAAAAGACTTGTATGACAAATTTGATGAGGCAGTATCGGATACAGAAAAATTGCGTAAGCACATGGTAAATAAAGAATTCTTTATTGTAATGGCTAACTTTGCATATTTCGTAGACAAGGGCTATCCGTTAAATTGCTATGACAAATTCATTCAGCAGTTTGTATCTGAAAAAAAATATGAAAAGATTATCAGAACAGACGATATTGATGAAAACGGTGATGATATTTATGACAGCTATATTAGTATATACGAAACAGGAACGAAGAGGATAGACATTATTGAAAACAGGCTTAATCAAATGAATAAATGGCTTGATGAGTATCTTGAGCAGGAATGTTCTAGCATGGAATGTCAACAGAATGCAGAAACCAATGAACAGGCACTTCAAAATTTTGTTGAAGATTGTGGTTTGACTGAGAATGAGGCTCTGTGCTGCCTTATGGAACTTGATAATAGATGTGGCTATATAGATGATTTTGCAGATGAGAATGTAAAAAAATATAAAGAATTTTTTCTCAACAATTTCGACCATGTCCTAATAGAAAACTGTACTAAAATTTATAACGAAATTATTGCAATGCCTTTGGCAGATGACACCTTAATTGATACATATAATCTGCCTATTGTGATTAAATTGCGCAATAAATATTCTGATACACCGTCTATGGAAGAAATGTTTAGCGGTTGGTTAAAGGATTTCGCAAATGCAGAGGACTGTGCTTTTGTAGAAATCGGAGATAAAACCTTTGAAGAATGGACAGAGGAAGAGGTAGACCAAACAACTAACGCAACGATAACTTCTAAGTATGCAATACTCCAAGAGAGTTTTGAAAAATATATGGAACAAAATAATTAAGATAAAAGGGAGAAATGAACAATGGCAATTTTAAAGAAAAAAACTCAAGGAAATTTACATGGTGTGCAAAAGGATCGAGTAATAATGCCAAAGTCTGTAACTTTGTCAACAAAAGTCTTAAAAATTGATGAGAGCTATCAAAGGTTAATTGACCATTCGATGGTACACAGAATTAGAGATAATTTTGATCCAGACTTATTTCAATCATTGATTGTAAGTGAAAGAGAGGGGGAATACCATATAGTTGACGGGGGGCATAGATTTTGTGCCATAAAAGATGCGGTTAAAGAAGTTCCTTGTATATTGTGGCAAGGGTTGACCTACGAGCAGGAATGTGAGAAATTCAGGAAGTTAAATACCAATAGAAGAAGTTTGAACGCAAGTGTCGTTTTTCATTCAATGGTAAGGGAGGGAGACGCTGATGCCACAGATGTTGTCAGAGTTATGAGAACTAATGGATTTACATATAACAGGTATAATCAGACATCTAAAGAAAATATGATTGGTTCACCTTCAAAAATGCTAAAACTCTATAGAGCGAATGGCGTAGAATTATTGGATAGAACATTAAACATATGCAGGAAAGCGTGGCACGGCACAAAGGATAGTCTTTTGACTACAATGCTTACAGGTCTACATACATTTTTAACTGAAAATACAGATATTGATGACAAAATATTAATTAAAGCATTATCAAAGGTAGAGCCGAAATTAATAAAAGGACAAGCTGCTTATTATATTACAGCTGATACTATTACAGGATTAAGTGGAAGTTCGTGCCGATATACTCATATTGCAAATGTTATAAAAGACCATTATAATAAGCAGGCTCCAAAGAGTTTACAGATAGCGTAATTGTCGAGGACTAAATTATGGCTAAAAAGAAAAGTAGAGATTATATTTGGAGAGAAGCGCATAGAGCACAAATTGAAAGATTTTGTAATGATATAAATATATCAGTTCACGATTCTCAGCAACTCGGTTGGCTGGCGCTCTTTGCGTGTATATTAAACGGAGAACAAAGGGTAGATGAGGCATTAAGAGTTATGGGATGTTTAGGAACATGAAGAAGCGAGAATGGGAGTTGTTGTTTAAGCTGATTTGTAGTGAACAAGATAAGTTACTCAAACAGGGATTATGGAATACGTCTCAATATAAGGATTTGGAGCATATCAAAATACGGCTTAAAAAGAAGCTAAAAAGGGATAAAGGGTAGGTTAGAATACGGATTTTATGAAGGGAGGTATGCGACAAAGTGTTTATATTAACAGATGGTAAAAATTACGTGATGGAAAATCCGATGAAAATAGGCGAGTATATTAGTACAACTTCTCCTATTCACGCAACGGAATTTTCATATAAACAAGCAAACTCGTTACGTCAGAGAAAGGGTAAAAAATATACATGGATGCATAATTATCAGCTTGTCAATGTAGAAACTGGTAAAAACTCAAAGATTTCGCCTAATTATGAAGGTAATGGAAAAGCTTATATCGGCGAAAATGATATAAAGTTTGATGAGAGCATATTGGATAAGATTTTTGATGAAAGTAATTTAATTCTTGGTCTTGCGGGTTGGGATATAAACCAATTACAAACCTATTATAATATTTTAGAGGCGGCTTGTTCAAAGTATGATTCGGCGGAGTCCGATGTTGGACATGCGTTACAAAAATATAGAGAAGCTAATTTGGGTAAAAGACCACAAGCACATCAGATGGCGAAAATAGGGTATTTACTTGATGAAATAAGGGATAAGCATAAGCGAATTAAACAATGTATGAGAAATGTATCAGTTATGAAGGATGCTATTACATATAAATATGACATTGGTAAGTTGAAATTAGAGTTAAGCAAAGTAAACTGCGGTGAATATAAGGGAAGAACAGAGTTTTATGACAAAGCATTAAAGATTTTAAGTTAAATTTGTGAATTTTAAGGGAGGTAAAAATGACACTTAATAGAATATGTGAAAAATTGAGTTGTACGGTGGATGAACTAAGAACAAAACATTTCTTTGTTCAAATGGAAGGTGTAGAACCGACCTTATTTTGTGCAATAGGCATAGATATAGGAATTAATGATGGGCATCGTACATGGAGAGAGTGCGTCGTTGACGAATCTCGTTTCCCGTTAGAGCAAGGATATAAAATAACTTTAAAGGCTATTGACGGTTCTAATGGATATGAGCATTATTATATGATGGATTTTCTGCAACTGATAGAAAAAGGTTTCATATTACCTACAACAGAGAAAAATCCACATATTGAACATATCATATGGGAAGAACCCATTGAAAACACTTGTGCGGTTTATCGACACGAAGCAGATGTTGTAATTAAAGGGTAATTTAATAAATCAGTTATTTTAAGGAGGTGAATGCAAATGGTAATTGTACTTTCTATAGTATTCTTAATTGCGGTCATTATAGGACTTTGTATGGATTGGGATGAAATAGAAGAATTGTTTATTGGCGGTTTTGTGGTTTGTTTGGCGGTTGGTGCTATCCTATTGGGACTCATTATCAATGGAAGAACATTAGACTCGAAAATTCAAATGTATACAGAGGAAAATCAAAAAATTGAAGAAAATATAGATGTGTTAGTTAAACAATATATGGATTATGAAACAGATACATTTGGAGAACTGAAAAATGAGAGCAGTATTACACTTGTTTCTCTATATCCTGAATTAAAAGCAAATACCTTAGTAGACAAACAGATTAGCATATATGCTGAGAATAATATAAATATCAAGCGGCTAAAAGAGAAAACAATTAACATAAGTAATTATAAATGGTGGTTGTATTTTGGAAGATAAATCTAAAAAACTACAATGAATTCTTTGTTTTTAAAAGCAAAGAAAAATATAAAACAAAAAAAAGAAAGGAAGTAGAGAACATTGTGTAGATTTAAGAGTGGTTTAATTTTAAAGAACAAGGTGGTATTAGCACCAGAAGGAAATGAGAGTCATTCGGATTTGTTAAGAAGTTTGGGTATTGAGGATACCGATTTTAATGCAAGTAAGAAATTTTTAAGAGTCGAGCTGATACCAAAAGATAATAATAAGGCAACAGATGTAGCGGAATGGCGATACAATGTAGACCAAGATATAAAGCCTGATTGGTATGAGAAAGACCCTGAAAGATACGAACAGGATTTCAGAGATGCTGTTAAGGAACATATGAAGAACAGATTTACTATTATATGCGGTCTGCCGTGGTCAAAAATCAAGGAAGATGAAAAAGGTACATATTACTTGCTTGACGGGTTTCTTGAAGATAATGCTCAGTTTGGTAAGAACAACGATTATAGAAGTTCATACATCCGCAAAAAGCTAAATAACAGTGAGTTAGCAAAGAATTTGAAGGCTGAATTTGGAAATAGGCTCGTGCCTATAAGTACAAATCTATTATCATTGGACGGATTGGATGATTACGGTATAGCAGAAGGTGATATACTCGCATTGCCTACCATTGATTTATACAGAGAATGCAGAAAGAATATCCCAAGTGCGAACGGTTGGTGGTGGCTTGCAACCCCCGACAGCACCCCTTCCGGCTACGGCTCTGACTGTGTGCGGGTTGTCTACTCGAATGGTTATGTGGGCTATTTCTATTCTGACGACCGCGGCGGGGTTCGCCCGTTTTGCATTATCAAATCTTAAAATCTTTTATCTTTGTATCTTACCGATAACCTACCGTCAGCAGATACAGTAAAATTACCGAAATACCATCGCGGAAAGGAATACATATGGCAGAACAGAAACTTGATGTTATTGTAAAGGCAATAAATCTTATGGAATATACAATGACTATCACATCAAATCGTAAAAGGTATCCTGTAAAATACATACAACTTGTGCAGCGAATTCAAAACGAGAGTATGGATATATATGAATTCCTTTTAATGGCGAATAGGTTAAATGTGGCTACTTCTAAGGTAGAAAGAACGGAATTACAGACAAAAGCTATTGCAAAGTGCGATATATTATCGTGTCATATTGAGTTGTCTATGAAATTGAATTTGATAGGTAGTCATACCGTAGAGGCGTGGCAAAAGCAAATTCAAGATGTTAAATATATGACTATAGCATGGAGAACAAAAGATAAGCAGCGATAATATAAATAAGGTTGTTTGTTGTAAGCTACAGCTCTGACTATGTGCAGATTGTCAACTCGAATGGTAATGTGAACTATAACTATTCTGACAACCACAACGGGGTTCGCCGTTCTGACTGGGTAAAATGTAATAAAGTAGGAATTACACCGAAATTAGAGTCCCCAGTGCAAAAGAACAAACAACCTTTCTTTACAAGAAATTGCAAAGATAAATACAAAGGAAAGAATTATTATGACAGAAGATAAATTAACCGATTTTGAGAAAATTACTGATTTTGAGAATTTATATAGAGCATATAAACGCTCAAAATCAGGTAAGGGTTATAGCAATAGCAGTATGAAATTTCAGCTTTCTGCCTTAGATGGCATATATAGGTTAAAACATAGTCTGGAAAATAAGACATATAATGTGGCTCCGTATAATCAATTTACTGTTTATGAGCCTAAAGAGCGTATTATAAAAGCCTGCTCATTTCAGGATAAAATAGTACAGCATAGTTTATGCGATAATGTTTTATTACCAATATTAAAAGATGAGTTTATATATGATAATTATGCGGGACAAATAGGCAAAGGCACATTGTTTGGATTGAATAGGCTTAGTGAACAGATGTTGCAGGCTTATAGCAAACATGGAATGGATTGCTGGAATATAAAGGCGGATATAAGCAAATTCTTCTACTCAATAGACCATGATATTTTGAAAGACATAGTAAGATACCATATTCAAGACGATAATGTGTTTTGGCTATGCGAAAGATTTATTGATAGTACAGATGGAGTAGGAATACCATTAGGAAATCAAGTAAGTCAAGTGTTTGCTTTGTTGTATTTATCAGGGTTAGACCATTTCATTAAAGATGAACTTGGCGTCGAATATTATGGTAGATATATGGACGATTTCTATATTTTAGGTTTAACGAAAGATAGAGCGAAAGAATATTTAGGATATATCAACGATTTTGTTTCTTTTTTAAAATTAACTCTTAACGGTAAAACTCAAATTATTCCGTTTAAAAATGGCATTAAATTCTGCGGATTCCACACTTATATTACAAAAGACGGAAAAGTTATTCGCAAGCTAAAGAATGAAAATAAGCGAGCTGCTAAAAAGAAATTTAGGAGATTAGCCGAATTGGTCAAGCAAGGTGAATTGACAGAGAAGAAGTTCTATCAGAGGTATAACGCATGGAAGAACCATATTTCACACGGTAATTGCTATAAATTAGGTGTTGAGATGGATAAATGCGTTAAAGAATGGTTAAAGGGAGGCGAATTATGATAGATGAAAGTAATATTTCTTGATATTGATGGGGTTTTGAATAACCAACAAACATTTCAGAGTAGATATGAACACCATCAATCAACGGGAGAATGGCTACTTGAAATAGATGGAATAATGGTGTCTAGATTAGCGAATATTGTAAAAGAAACCAATGCGAAAATTGTGTTGTCATCGTCGTGGAGAAATGGATTTAGCTACGATACATGTGAGCCATTGGGTGAACAGGCACAAGGATTAGTTGATATCTTAAATAAATATGGGTTATCGCTGTATTCTCGTACAGGTAATGGTAGAGACAGAGCAGAGGAAATTGAAGAATGGCTACATAATCACAGGGATATTGACACATTTGTAATTTTGGACGATGATTCATATGATTTACAAAAATTCATAGACAGGGAACTAGTTAAAACAAGTTTCACTGCACCAAATGAAATGGTCAAGAATATGGGTGATTGTACGGGGTTGCAGGACGAGCATGTAGTAAAGGCTATAAATATTTTAAATAAAACCGAACATTAAGATAAATTCAGACTTTTATTAAGGAGGAGTTGTATAAATGAGAGCAATTATTTTATTGTGTATGGTATTTTGTCATATAGTAGACGATTATTATCTGCAAGGTATTCTTGCAAGTATGAAACAAAGGAACTGGTGGAAGACTAACGCGCCAGACGATATGTATAAACATGATTATATTGTGGCGTTGATAATGCATAGTTTTAGTTGGGCATTTATGATTATGTTGCCTATTGGAGTGTACTTGTTTGCAAATGGGATGCTTATGCAGAACAATATCATTATGTATATCTGTTGGATTTTAGGTAACTCAGTTATTCATGCTGTTATAGACCACTTAAAGGCGAATAAGAAAGTAATCAATTTAGTCCAAGACCAGTCTTATCATATGATACAGATTTTTCTTGTATGGTTGACAATGTTGTTTGTATAGAAGGAGATGTCGGTTATGAGTAGATGGACAAACATAAATGGTACAATCATTGTATCGCCTTGGGGACGCACACAGGCAGAATTAAGATATATTCTTGACACTGTTCTTGAACATCTTCCTCGAGTTACAGGCTCTGAGGGAGATATGGATGTATATACAATACAAACAAATGGGCACAACACATCTGTAAATGTTGATGAATTTGGTGCACCTATAAATAATCTTATTGATTCTTATGGAGATAAATCGTATACTCGAGGTTCTTTGAAGTATCAAGATAAATATATTATAGCCGTGAACGGCTCCCTTCGTGATAGACACTTCGACCAAACATTTCGTGAGTTTCAAAAGTGGCTATGTAGATTATCTAAAAGATGCCGAGTATATAAGGTGTTTGTTAAGATTGAAGATTATGACCATTTTGCGATTATAGATGATAATTTTGACAAATATTTCAAAATGCACGAAAGTTATTCATGGAATAATAAAGGAGAAATAAATTGGTGTGAATATTTAATGTGGGATAAAGCCAAATACTCTGGTTTGCCTGTCATGCTTGAATATAAGTATTATAATGACGATGAAAACGATGCTGAAGTTGAGAGAAGAATTGCCTATCGCGAAAACCAACAAAAAACAAAGCGATAGGATATTGGTTGTTTAATAGAATCGTCGTTTTAAAGGAGGAGTTTGAATGAGAAAGCTGATTAATTACATAAGAAGTTGTTTTTGTAGACATGAATGGGAATTGCTAAATAGAGCGGAAATATATGAGGATGCAAAAAATACGATGCCCAAAGGAATGAAATGGACATATAGATGTAAGAAATGTGGTTATTTCCATACATATAAGAATTATTAAGATTTGGAATAAATTGGCTATTCTATAAGGAGGCAAATGATGAAAGATTTTAAAGTGGGAAGTAAAGTACAATTTGACGACGGGGATAAATGTGGAATTGGAAAGATTATTAGTGTGTGTGATGACAGCTATATTTTAGAGTTGCAAGGCAATTTAAAAGGGACAGGGCATAGCGGTTTTCTTTATTTTCACAAAGATGGTATGCCTAATAACTACTGGTATATCAGCAAGAATAGCAGTACATTAAAATCAATCCCATAACAGATGGTAATATCATTCATTATAGATTGAAAGAAAACGGTCAAGTTACAAAACGAGCAGTTGCAAGATGTAGCATAGTGATGCGTTTGACTTTAAATTAGGGGCTAATATCACAATCAATAGATTGTTTGAACATCATAACCGCCGCATGTCAACGAAATCACATTGAATGGCTTTATCTGTAAAAAACCTATCTATCGGACAACGCCGTTCGGCAGGCATATAACGGATATGCTTATAGCGGTAAACAGAGGCTATAACAAATCAGCGTATATTCCGGTTATCGCATGGGGACGCAATGCCGTATTCGCTAAGACGCTTGGAATAGGGGATAATATAACGCTTCAAGGGCGCTTGCAGTCGAGGGAATATGAAAAGATCTTGGCTGACGGAACGACGGTTACAAAGACAACGTATGAGGTGTCGGCGAGTGAAATCGCTGTGACATCGGAGGGCATGATATGGAAAGATTAACACACTATTATAGAAAAAACAATCAAAGAGGGGCGTCGCAAGGTTAGCAAGGAATATGTAACTAAAGGCATACTTGATAGATTTTATCTTGTAAATGGCCACATTTGTTTCGACGTTGTACTTACGGATAATTCAGGCACATATCTCAGTCTTACGGCAGAGGATATAGGAGAAGTAATATTCTTCACACCCGAGGCAGCACAACAGGCATTGAAAGCAGATGAAAAAGAGATTGAGCCGACTCCGAAGCCTCAGACTAATTTTGAGCGTATCAAAGCTATGAGCATTGAGGAATTGGCGGCAGATAATGTATATTTTATACCGAATAATGATGAATTTCATTATACAGGTCTAAGCGGTAATTACAGGAGTACAGCAAAGGAAGTTGTTGAGGATAATATAAAATGGCTTGAAAGTGAGGTATAGGAATGAATAATTACAAAAACAGTGATGCACGCTGCATAAATTGTAAATATTGTATGGGATATAAAACATCTGCCTCTGTGTTGCAGCATGCGAGGACAGGGTATCACTGTCAGCATCCAAACCAAAAATATATTATTGATTACTTTGAGGAACATAAAATTCAAAAACAGCACGGCTTTATAGGCTTCAGCAAAACAGACAGAAGTTTTCCTGTCAAGCGGACTCCTAAATGGTGTCCTATAGCAGAAAGTGAGGTGCCGGAATGAGTAAGAAAGCAGTATTACTAAGCATAAAGCCTAAATATTGCGAGTTAATCGCAAGCGGTAAAAAGACGGTGGAAATCCGCAAGAACCGACCGAAAATAGATGTGCCGTTTAAGTGTTATATTTACTGTACAAAAAATGGATTTAAAATATATGGAGGTAAAAAATATTTTGTTACAGACGATTTGAATGTTTTAAATGATAAAATGGAAAAAGGTTTTGAGAAAACTTCAAAAATGAAAAAATGGAACGGCAAGGTCATAGGCGAGTTTGTATGTGATGGCATATATAGCTGGGGAGCAGATGATTTAACCTATGGAACATACTATGCTTCTGACGATGAACTTAACGATGCCTTCATTACATATGAGGAGTTATGGAATTACGCAAAAGGCAAAACGATTTACGCTTGGCACATATCCGACCTTGTAATATATGACAAGCCGAAAGAATTAAGCGAGTTTTTAAAGTATAACCGAACAGAGGACGAATGTATCTATCAGCACCTTTATAATAAGCCTAAAGACTGTAGGGATTGTATGAGGTGTGCGTTACAGCGTCCGCCACAGAGCTGGTGTTATGTAGAGGAATTGGAGGAAACAACATGAGCGATATAAAACTAATAATAGACGGGAAAGAGTACATATGCCGTCCAGTGGAAGAAAATGACGCAGTGAAAAGTGAAAGACCGCGTACAGGATATGAGCGGGTGAATAAAAATCAAGAATATTATACTACTCATAATGATTTTTATGATGATATACCTGAAGATAATGCGCAGGAAGATGACGAAAATTATTCAGCAGGCAACTACTATAGCGATGAACAATTCGCCGCTGACATTGCCCGAGCTGAAACGCTTATGCGCCGCATGCGTCAATGGCAGGCATTGAATGATGAGGCGGTGGATTGGACGAATAAGGATAGTGTAAAGTGGGCTATATATTTCGACTATGACAGCAAAACTTTTGAAACTCAAGATGCCTGTGTGTATCGTGATTTAGGACAGATATATTTTTCATCAGAGGAGAAAGCCGAAGATGCTGCTGTCGCATTCTATGATGATCTGATGTGGTATTTTACCGAATATCAGCAACGGTTGGACGAACCTAAACATAAATAAATATCGAATAATTATATATGAAAGGAATTTAGTTATGCGAAAGATAATTATATTTTTATTACGCAAGCATTTTGGTTTGAAAAAATATGAGTATTTCAGATCTACAAATCAGAAGTCAAAAGATACATATTATTTTTCGTCTATTTGTCTGATGAAAATGGAATATGGAAAGTACAATACTGGGAAATTCACACAATCAAGTGTAAGCTTGAATTGGATACTGAGCCCTGAATGCGAAATACAGAAGTTGAGCGAATAATATATCAGGATAGAATTTTGTTTTTAAGGGAGTAAAGGAATGGATAATGAGAAATATTGCTATACAGTCACGGCTTCAATGTGCGGACTTCAAAGTGGTAATAGCGCATTTGAAAGGTTGAAAGAGACGCCAAACTTAATTATTGCTATATTGTGGTTTGTAGTGTTTGTGATTAAGTATCCAATGGCATACATAACTTATGGTAAAAATATACCAGAGTGTGAGGACTGCAAAAGCAATAAAGATTGTAAATACAGAGTTAATGGTATTTAAAAATAGAATCTTAATTTTATAAAGATATAAAGGAGGAAGCAATGCCAGTACATGATGATTTGGGTACACGGATGAAAGGGTATTATGAACAAATATCCAAAACAAGGCTTATGAGACGAACACCAGTTGCTATCCGTATTGATGGCAAAGCGTTTCATACATTTACAAGAGGCTTTAAAAGACCTTTTGATGATATATTGATAAAAACAATGCAAAAGACAACTAAATATCTTTGTGAAAATATTCAGGGTTGCGTTCTTGGATATAATCAGTCTGATGAGATTACATTGATATTGACTGATTATAAGAAATTTACATCTCAGGCTTGGTTTGATTACGAGGTACAAAAAATGTGTAGTATTGCTGCAAGTATGGCAACTATGGCGTTTAATAAGTGCTTTGAAAAGAATTTAGATCGATATAAAAACGAGAATACCTCCAGCCCATTATCAGGGAAATACGCAATTGCACTTCCGGGATATGACCGAGGGTATGTGGACTGCTTAATAGAGGCGATTGAGAAAGGTGCGATGTTTGATGCTCGCTGTTTCAATATCCCCAAAGAGGAAGTAACGAATCTTATATATTGGAGACAACTTGATGCCATTCGTAACAGTATTCAAATGGTTGGTCAAGCAAATTTCAGCCATAAAGAACTACATGGAAAGACTTGCAATGATATTCAGGATATGCTTATGTTGCAGAAAGGTATTAACTGGAATGATTACCCTACATATCAGAAACGCGGCAGTTGCTGTATTAAGAAAACATTTACAGAAACTCAGGAAGTTGTTGGTTGGGATAATCGTAAAATTACAGAACTGAACATTTCAAGAACAAATTGGGTCATTGATACCGAAATACCTATCTTTAAGGGTGAAGGTAGAGAATATATAGATAGACTGATTGAAATAGGAGGTAACGAATGAAAATAATAAATGCAAGTTATAAAATTTTGACACAAATATCGGATGGTGGAGTTAAAGAACTACAACACATCGAGAAGATTGGGCGAGTTTGCTATAAGAGTGAAAATAATATAACAGAGGACGGAGAATCAGCTAAGAAGTTTGTGAAAATGCTCATAGATAGAGGGCATGAGGCTATGATAGAGCATTCCTCTTTATCGGTTAAGTTTGTTGTTGATAGAGGGGTGTCGCACGAACTTGTAAGGCATAGAATAGCATCCTTTGCTCAGGAGAGTATTGCGATTACTCCAAGGACAAATTTAGCAGAGAGATTACAGTTATAAAGCCTTGTTTCTTAGAAGAAGGTACAAATGACTATAATCTTTGGAAAGCTATAATGGAAAATGATGAAGTGTATTATTTTGCATTCTTGGAATTAGGACATTCGCCACAGGAAGCTCGTTCTGTTTTGCCTAATAGTTTAAAGACAGAAATCGTAATGACAGCAAATTATCGTGAATGGCGTAATTTTTTCAAGTTGAGAACGGCGCAGGCATCACATCCGCAGATGAGAGAGGTGACTATACCACTTTTAGAGGAATTAAAGACTAAAATATCGATTATATTTGATGATATTATTGATGAAGTAGCGGAGGAAAAATAAAACGAATGTTTACTAAGAAACAGAAATTGCAAGAACAGATAACTATTTTATTAGAACGGATGAACTGCATTCAGAACTCTATAAAATTACGTAGCCATGATATCTCTGACATTTTTTCACAAATAGATAAACTTCAGAGAATAATAAAGAATTCTAAAGAAGGCAAAC